ATGCAAACGCTCACGATCGCCCGTCCTGGCGCCGTCATCACCGCCGAGGCCGCCTTGGCCCTGTACGACCTGGCCGCGACCAGCGGCGCGGCCTCGGCCTATGAAGCCGCCGCCCACGCCCTGGCGAAGGCCCTCCAGCGCCAGAAGGCCCTTTCGGCGAGCATGAGCCGCCCGGCCGCTGTCGCGCCGCTCGGCGCCCCCTGCGAGCCCGCGCCGGCCAAGCCCGTGCGCAAGGCGGCCGCCAGGGCCATCAAGGCCGCCGACGACGCCCTGACCGCCATCTTCACCGCGCCGCGCAGCAAGGCCGCCGCCGGCTCGTTCTGGGTCGTCTGGAACGATGGGTCGGCCACGCGGGTCAGTGGCGTGGTCTACAACGCGACCAAGCCGCAAACCCGGTGGGCGGCGGCGCTGCGCGCGGCGGACCAGCTGCGCCGGACGCGGGCTCGCGATGCCTATGCGGTGCAGCTCGCCGAGATGGCGGCCGACGAGGTTCCGGCCCTGCGCGTCCACACCTCGGCCGGCGTGATGGTCGACTCGCCCGACTGGCAGCGCCTGACCGCAATTCGTCCCATGGCCGCGCTCGCCGCCATCTTCGACGAGGCCAGCGAAGAGATGTTCACCCCTCCGGCCGGCGGCGACTATGGCGCGGGCGACGCCGCCGAGGCGCGGGCGCTGGAGGCCAGGCTTGTCCCGCCGCGCCTGTTCTGGCGCAGCGCCGAGGTTAGGGCCCAAGGCGGCCGGATCTTCCGGGGCCGATCGCCAGGCGCGATGATCGTCTACGAGCGCGCTGGCAGCGTGAAATTGCGCCTGGCCGACATGGACACGGCGGCCTTGGCCTCCATGCGGTCCGGCGCTCGCGAGGCGTTCAGCGACAGCTTGCCGCCGCCCGTCCTGGAGACGGCGGACCTTGGCGATGTCCCGCCGGCCTCGTTCTTCGAACTGGACGGCGCCGCAGTCGTCATCGACAGCGCGGCCGCCGCGAACGACGGCGACAAACGATTCGCCGCTTGCTGGGCCGGCGCCGCCGCTGGAAAACTCATCCGGTGGACCTTCAAGCGCCTGCCCGGCGGCCGTGAGTTCCGCCTGACCGCCACTGACGGCCGTTGCGTGAACGTCGATGGCCAGCGCGCCAGCCTGCTCCGCCTCGCCGTCTGACCATCCAAGCCAATCAGCCCGCCGCCCCTAGAGCCCAATCAGCCCCGCGCATGCGGCGTGGGACAGCAAGGAACGAAACCATGACAGCCGCCCCGCGTACTTTCACAGATAGCGAACGCCACACGATCGCGAACGCGCTCAGCGCCGCCGCCCGGCGCTGGAACGAGTTCGCCGACGAGCTGGCGCGCGTCGACGTCGCCGAGCGATTCCGGAAGCAGGCTGAGGAAGCCGACGCCTTCGCTACGCTGTTCCTGGTCGGAAATATCGCGCCGATCGCCGCTGAGCCGGCGAGCCCGGAAGACCAGTTCCGCACCTTGCTGGCGCAAGGCCTGCTCCCCTCGACCGTCCGTCCGATCATGGCCGAGCAAGACCAAGAGAGCCACGCCGCCTACATTGCCTACGCACGTGAGCGCCTGGCCAGCGTCAAACTTGAGATCGACGACGTGCCGGAAGTGTCTGAGGGTAGCGACGGCTGCTGGGTGGCGGCCTGGGTCTGGATCTCGGACGAACAGGCCGGCGTGACCACCGCCCAGGACGACGAGGAAGGCGGCGACGATGACTGATCGCGACCCCTGGCATATCGGCTTGCTGCCCAGCGACGACGGGCGCACCGTCCGCGACCAGAACGGCCTCACGGTCCTGGTCGCCACCACCGCCCAGGAAGCCCGTCAGCGGGTCCTGGACCACGGAGACGACCCGGACGCCTAGTCCGCCCTGCCCCTACCGCTCAATCAGCCCCCGCATGCGGCGTGGGCCAACAAGGAACGACACCATGGCCATTTTCGTGACCCTGACGCTGCTGGTCGAGGTGAATGACCCGCAAGCGCTCTTCGCGACCGCCTACGCCTACATGAAGGCCGTAGGCTCAGAGGACGGTGAGATATCAGCCCTCCTCGGGTCGGAAGCCGCGCCGGAGGTCGGCGCCTGCTGCGCGATGCTCCTGGACCGGTCGGAACTGCTCGGCGACGGCGCCGAGGTGTCCCAGCACGAAATCGAAGTGGACGACGGCGAAGGCGACGAGGCGGAGGACTGACTATGACCACCGCCCTGTTCAAAGCCATGCAGCCCGTCACGGCTGACCTGTCCCGCCTCCCCCTGCCCGCCTGGTCTCAGGAGAAGCACGATGGAGTCGGCGGCCTGGTGGATCCCGTCGCCGGCCTGGTCTCCAAGGAAAGCCGGCCCATCCCGAACAAGGAAGCCCGCGATTTCCTGTCCCAGCGGGCGCTGGAGGGCCTGCACGGCGAGCTGATCGCCCCCGGCGGGTTCGAGGCTGCCCAGGCGGTGTTCATGGCCTCCAGCGGGCTTCCTCCGGGCTGGCGCTTCATGGTCTTCGACCTGGCCGGGTCTGGCATGCCGTTTATCGACCGCCTCAACGCCGCCGCGCGCATGGTTGACGCCCTCGGCGCCCAAGACGTGGTGTGCATCTCCCGCCCCCGGCGCATCCGCTCCCTGGCCAGCGTTGACGACCACCTGGCCGAGGTCGTGGCGGCCGGCGGCGAGGGGATCGTCCTTCACTGTGGTGACTGGGGCTATCGCGAAGGCAAGGCCTCAGCCACGCGCGGCGAATCCCTGAAGGTCAAGCCGACCGAGGAGGCCGAGGCTGAGATCCTGGAGGTCCGCGCCCGCGAGGACGATCAGGATGCGGCGGGGTCCGTCACGCTCAAGATGGGCGGCCGGGTGTTCTCCGCCCCTGTCGCGATGTCGCGCACCCTGGCGACGCGCCTCCTGACCCTCCGGGCCAATCTGCCCGGCCAGCTGGGCACGGTACGCTACGCCGGCATGACCCGCGACGGCGCCCCGCGCTGCGCCGCGTTCATCGGCGTTCGCCGCGATCTGGCCGCCTAGACCCTACAGCTCAATCAGCCCCGCGCATGCGGCGCGGGCAGACCAAGGAACCACCGCCATGTTGATCAAGTTCTCGCGCATCCCCGGCTATTTCAACCTCGGCCGCAACGGCTCCAGCACCCCGTGCGGCCTGAGCGTCGAATCGTTCGGGCCTGACGATGACATCCGCCTCCAGCCCCTCAACAAGACCGGGTGGCTGACCCGCTGCATGATCTACCTTCCACGCGAAGCGGCCCTTCAGGTGGCGAACGCGATCCTCGATGCGGCCGGGCTCGAGCGCACCACCGTCACGACCACCGCCCAGGAGTTCGAGACGAGGCGGACCGTCGTCCTGTCGACGGCGCATATCCCGCAAGCGACGTGGGAAACCCTGCTCGCTCTCCCGCTGAAGGACTGGCCTGTCTCGGGCGGTCCGACCGGCTGCGGCGCCGTGATCTACGCCCATGAGCACAGCGACCGCGAGATCGACGCCTTCGAAGGTCTCTACGCCCCGCTGGCCTGGGCCCGCTCCCAGGGCTTCGACTACGTGATGTTCGACAACGACGCCGATCCTCGCGACGAGCTGCCCGCCTACGACTTGGACCAGGCGGCCTAATCCGCCCTGACCCTACAGCACAATCAGCCCTGCGCATGCGGCGCGGGAGACCAAGGAACGCCAGATGCGTATGACCACCGCCCAGGCTGTCGAGACCTGCGCCACCCTCGACATCGCGATCGACGATCAAACCCTGGCCGCCATCTGCGCCGGCGCGGTCGTGGTCTACAGCCTGAGCGGCGGCAAGGACTCGGCCGTGGCCGCGCACAAGGCCAACCAACTGCTCGACATGCTCGGCCACCCCAAGGCGCTGCGCCGGGCCATCCATGCTGACCTGGGGCGGATCGAATGGGACGTGACGTTGGACATGGTCCAGTCGATCGCGAGCACGCTCGACGTCCCGTTGATGGTGGTCCGGCACAACAAGCACGACATGATCTCGCGCTGGGAGGCGCGTTTCGCCGAGGGCAAGCGCCGCTACGCCAATCTGGAGGTCTTCAACCTGATCGGCCCCTGGTCGAGCGCGTCGTTGCGGTTCTGCACCGCCGAGATGAAGCAGCAGGTAATCAGTCCCGCCCTCCAAAAGGAATTCCCCGGGCAGACGATCATTTCCGTGGTCGGGATCCGGCGCGAGGAGAGCGCCAGCCGCGCCAACACGCCCATCTCCAAGCCCGAGCCTCGCTGGTGCAAGGACGACGGCACCACGCTGATGACCTGGCACCCGGCGGTCGAGGTGAAGACCGAGGAGGTGTTCGCCTACCACCACCGCCACGATCTGCCGCTTCACCTGGCATATGACGCCGGCTCTTCCCGCTTGGGCTGCTCGTTCTGCGTCCTCCAGCGTCAGGAAGATCAGCGCGCCTCGAACCGTGTCGAGTCCAACCACTGGACCTATCGCCACCTGGTGGAGATGGAGGCGTCGAGCACCTTCAGCTTCCAGCCCACGCGTTGGCTGGCGGACGTCACGCCGCGCTTGCTGGGCGCCGACCTGGTCGAGCGCGTCACCTGGGCCAAGGACAAGGCCGAGGAGCGACGGCGCCTGGAAGCTGAGATCAACATCAAGGGCCTGCGCTACGAGAAGGGCTGGCCCATCCGGGCGCCGACGCAGGCCGAGGCTGAGCGCATTGCCGAGGTGCGGGCGATCATCCTTGGTCACCACAGCCTGGAGAACATCTATCCGACGGCCGGCGACATCATCGCCCGTTTCGAGGATCTGCTGGCCCAGAAGGCGGCGAAGGAAGCGCGCGAGAAGGCCCAGGCCGAGCGCAAGGCGGCCCGCGCCGCCGGCTTCAAGGTCCACGCCGGCTTCAAGGTCCACACCGTCATCCAGGACGCCGAGCGGGTCGAGGTCGAGCTGACCTTCCCGGCCGGCGCTCTGACGTACCCCAAGGCCTAATCCGCCCCAACCCTACAGCCCAATCGGCCCCGCGCATGCGGCGCGGGAGATCAAGGAACTACCGCCATGAGAAAGCGTAACGTTCGCTCCCCCGGAAAAGAAGCTGCCGACGCGATCACCGAACTTTGTGAGCGGCTGATGGACTTCGCCGCGCAAAATGGATCGCCCGAGGCCGCCCAGCTGGCCTCCATCGCCATGTCAGACTCGATAAACTCGCGCAGCGCCTATGAGGCATCCCGGGGCCTCGGCGGCGGGTCCTCCATCGCTTGGAGCCTGCGCAGGGAAGGCAAGCAGCTCCGGGAACGCGCGGTTCAGCGCTACTGGACGGCCATCGAAGCCCTGACGCCTATCCTCAGACAGCCGCCTTTCGGGTCTCGTTGCCTTCCGCATTTGGAAGGCGACTGGAGCTGTCGAGACGCCGAGCACGTACTGTGGGCTGGGAGGTTCAGGTTCACGACAGCCTGCCGCCGGGGTCTACCTCTTCCGTCTCATCCGCCGCTCGCCTGAGCGCTATCTCATCTCAACCTGGAGCATACGCCCATGCCTTCCAAGTCGACCGTTATCCGCCAAGCCCGCGCCGCTGCGAAAGCGGCGGGCGTACCCCTCTATTCGGGCGCCGGAATGGCTACCGTTCGCACGGTCCTAGGCCTTGCCCCGCAAGGCTTTGCGACCACCGCCCAGAGCTGACCGTTTCGGGCGACCGTTCCAAGCCGAACGGTGGACGCGTTTTGCCGAACGGTGGAGCCTTGACCCTCTGCCCTGATCCGCCCCTATTGCCCGTGAAAGTCGAGAGCAGACCATGGACATCCCGCAGACCTATTCGGAGGCCACCGAGCGCACCCTGGCCCTGGGCGCGACGCTGCAAGGCGGCCGGGCGGCCGCCCAGGTCATCTACGACGACGTCGTTTCGGCCGTAGTGGCCGCGACCCGGTGCCGGACCTCCCACGGCTGGGTGAGCTGGAACGTCAACGAGGCCGAGCTGGCCCTGCGCGAGGGCTGGAATGTGTTCTGGGGCGTCTGGATTCAGACGAGCGACATCGAGCAGTCCATGGCCCAACTGGACGGCTACCTCAGCCAGGATCCTGACGCTCGCGCCCTGGGCGGCGCCTTCTACCTCTATGGTTGGCGGCTCGCTCGTGATCGTCAGATGCTGGCCAGCCTCGGCAAGCGTCCGCGGGACCCTTCGGCCTAATCCGCCCCTACCCTATCACCCAGTCTGCCTCGGAGGCGGCCGTGTACCTACTTCCCGAACAGCGCGCGCTGCAGGAACTCACCAAGGAAGGCGATGCGCTTGTCACCGCGGCTGGGATCAAGCATCCGGGCCTCACATGGAGCGGCCACCTCGACGGTCGCCTCTTCGTGCTGATCGCCGTGGATGGCGACTACAGCGTCGCGCACTTTTTCAAGCTGAGCGACTTCCGAGACGCCAGCCAGGGTTACGCCATCGCCGATGAGGCCGTCAGCCAGCTGGTGGTCGCCGTTAACCGCCGGCGCGCGGCTGACGGCAAAGACCCGCTGCCCACGCCGCCGCCCCTTTCCACCGTCCGTTGATCCATCTGCCCCGCAGGCGCGGGGCTTCAGCAAGGAACCACCGCCTATGACCTTCCGCACCCTGATCGGCTCGCGCGGCCGCCCGCTCACCGGGCCCGAGAGCCGCGCCCTGCGCGTCGCCTGCTGCATGGAGCGCCGCCACATCGTCGGCCTGGCCAACGCCCTGCGCGTCCGCGACGTCGAGGTGACCAACAGCCAGGTGGTTTCCTGGGAGCGGTCGAGCCGGGAGGGCTATCCGAACCCGGTGCGGGACGCCCTATGGCGCGTAGAGAGCGCTGTGGAGGGCCTAGCTAAGGATCTCGAGGAGGATGCGCGGCGCGGACGGGGTGAGCATGCGGGGCGCGGCCTCTTGCGCCGGCCGCTGGGCGGTCGCCACGCGCTTCGCCTGCTGCGCCTGCCCGATCACGATCTCCGCTTCGACGAGGCGCAGCTGGAGGCCCTGGACGCCTCGGGCGCCGACTTCTTCACCGCCATGGTGGACGCGGCCATCAGCCGGGCTGCGCAGTGGCTGGCGGCCGACGACTACGAGGTCACGGTCGTCATGGACAAGGAGCCAGTCTGATGAACACCTTCGCGCAAGACCTGAGAAGCGTCGATCCGAGCAAGGATCTCGGTCCGGGCCCGGTGCGGCTCTATGCGAGCTGCCTGTTCGCCAACTGGGGGTTCGCTGACGGCGAGATCCTGGACGACTACTTCGACCGCTGGAACATCGACAAGTTCGCCGAGGTGCAGCCAGGCCCCAACTCTACGGTCTACGACGGGCGCTTTCTGGGCACCGCCACCCTGCAGGAACTGGTGAAGCGCCACCTGCTGCCATTGGCGCCGGAAGGGTTCGGGACCGCCGAGTTCGAGTCGACGCCGCACAACCCGATCCGGGCCGACAGCACCGATGACGGCGAGTGGATCGGCAAGACCGACGCCTGGCCTGGCGACGTCGTGGTCGAGGTCAGCGCCGAGCAGGTGCTTGACGCGATTGTCGGCGCGTGGGCTTCGGTGAACCTACCCAAACTGGGCGCTTGAGCATGTCCACCCTACTCACTGTCGGCGACGTCAGCATCCCGTTCGACGATCATCAGAAGCTGGGCGCCTGGCTCGAGGCGGAACGGACTCAATGGGACTGGATGAACGGTCGCGGCCTGACGCAAAGCGCGTGGAACGCCGCCTCGCAGATGTTCCACGAGCTGAACAACGAGGTGTTGCGCAACGCCCAGAACGGACAACCGCTCCATGTGATTACGCCGCAGGTGGAGTCGCGCTTTCATAGCGGGCCGCTCGTCTATTCCGGTAGCGACGAAGGGCGCCGGATCCTGGAAATACGCCGTAGCGAAGGCGATGAGGCGGCCGTCGCCGCCTACGCCTACTACCGTCAGTTCGTGAGCTTCGGTGAGATACGCGGCATGGCGGCGCTGCGGGGGATCATGGCCTTCGCCTACCCTGCTCGTGTTCCCGTCGACCAGCTGATCAAGGATCTATCCGCCGAAAGAACCCAGTCGCGCCGAACCATGGGCGAGCTGACACGCCGGTTCGAGGTCACGGAGAAGGCCCTGGTCGAGCATTTTGGCAAGGTGCTGAATTCCAGGAAGAAGCTGGCCAACGAAACCATCCGCATAGTGATCTCCCAGGCCAAGGCGGCGATCGCTTCGAAGGAAGATGCCTGGACCGAGATGAAGGTCAGGGTCGACGAGGCCATCCTGCGCATCGACACCACCGAGCTAGCCTATGCCGAAAAGCTCGGGCTCGAGGCTCCGGTGACGTACTGGAAACGCAAGTCTCGCATCCACAAGGCGAAAGAGGCTCAGCACCTACGCATGCTGCGGTTCTACTTCGCCGGCGCGGCCGTCGCGATCCTGTTCGTCTTCTACCAGGCGGCCGACAAGCTCCACGAGCTGATCACCGTGCCGACGCCGGTTCTGATCGTGGTGGGTGCTGGGCTGACGCTGTTCGCCGCCCTGCTGCTGTGGATCGCACGCATCCTGACGCGCCTCTATCTCAGCGAGCACCACCTGCGAACGGACGCCGACGAACGGGCCGTCATGGCCAACGCCTACCTGGCGCTGATCCAGAAGGGCTCGCTGGAGTCGACCGACCGGGCCATCATCCTGCAGGCGCTGTTCCGGCCCTCTGTCGACGGCGTAGTGAAGGACGACGGTCCGCCGGACTTGAACGCAATCGTCGCCCTTTCCAAGATCGGCATGCCGACGCCGACGCGATAGCTCCGCTTGGCCGCTAGAACACGACCCGGACGTAGTCGACGCCTCGCTTATCCATCTCCGCCTCGAGGGCGCTTGCCCACTCCCTGAAGTCCGGATGTTCACGAACATTGGCGGGGTCCACGCCCAGCTCTCGCCGGATCGCCAGATAGCAGTCGAGGATGTAGTTGTCGGACACCTCGGTGATGTAGCTCCAACTGTCGCGCATGGTGGTCGGCCTCCCTTTCATCTTGGATATAGGGCCGTAGCCCACAAACGACAAAAGCGCCCCCGGCCGAAGCCGGGGGCGCTGTGCGTTGTGATCCCAGACCACCGCCTGGGCAGAATAGATCGCCGTGGAGGCCGCTCTACGGCTTGTCGCGGGCGAAGGGCCACCAGCGGCGTCTCTTCCGCTCCACGACCGCGTTGAACGCCAACACCTTCGCGACGACACCGTCGGCTCGCTGTCCTTCGGCCTGCTTGACCGCTTCCTGGGCCAGGCTGAAGTCCAGGAGCGGCCCGATGACGGCCCGGAACAGATAGTCGCGCTCCGCCTTCGCCGAGGCGTCCAACACGGGCTCCAGCGGCGGGAAAGCGGGCTTCTCCGGGTCAGCGGATCGGGTCGTGTCCCCCGCCGTCAGCAGGATCTGCGGCGATCGGGGCGGCGCCGTCGTTTCGCACGCCGTCAAGGCCATCGAGATAGCGACGCAGCCGAACGTCGTAGTCAGCAGTCTGCTGGACCGCATGGCGGGCCTCCTGGGCGGTTTGGTGGATGCGGGCGATGTTGCCTGCCCGCGAGTCGTTGATGGCTGCCCCGTCGGCGTTGATCTGGGCCTGCTGGCCATTGACCTTCGCCTCGGCGCGGGCGGCCGGCAGGGCGTTCCTGCCCAGGCCGAAAGGGTGCTTGACCCAGTCGATGGCCGCGCCGGCGCCGATCAGCACCAGAGCGACCACCGCCAAGGCGGTGCAGATCTTCAGCGCGGCGCCGGTCGGGCCGCTCATGTCGGGCCCGCTTCGCCCTGGTAGCCGATGGGCGTGGCGTAGGCCGGCCCCGGCTTGCCATAGAGCGCGCCGGTCAGGCCGAGCACGGTCAGGCCGAGCACGGCCAGGACGACGCAGGCCAGGCCGGCGAGCACGCCGACGGCCGACTTCTCTCCACTTTTCATGTGACTGTCCTCTCAGGTTGTCGTGGAAGGGACGCGGGTCAGCAGACGGTGAGCTGACCGTGGTGCAGGAAGCCGTGCCAGGTGGGGGTGGCGATCGACCCGGCGCCTGCCGCGCAGGTGTGACCCGCCTTGTCGACGTGCAGGTCGCCGTCTTCCGGCCGACCGTGCCGCACCCAGCACTTGTGCACGTCGTCGTCCGGCATGGTGCAGTTCGACGCTCGGCTGTCGATCATCCACACCGAGCCGTCGGGCAGCCTGCAGACCAGCGACCTGCCGTCGGGGCCGACCCAGTCGCCGCGGCGACCCTCGACCATCCAGAAGGCGTTCCAGACCGCTCCCACCGGGAGGGCCTGATAGCCTTCGAACGCCTCGCCCGTGTCGGTGCGTCGGACCAGCCGCTGATGGTGCACGCTGCGGTTCGCACCGGACCCGAACACGTGGCCGCATCCGCAGGCGGTCGGCCAGCGCTCGTCGCCGGCATACTCGCCTGTGGAGCCACTGGCCGGGATCACCTCCTCGGCCGGGATGGTGATCACCGCCACCCGATCGCTCGAGGCGTCGTGGCGACTGTATTGTCCGGGGAACAGAGGACACGGCGGCATGTCGCCGTCGCAGCTCTCGTAGACCCGCAGCTTGGTGAAGACCTGGTCGGTCGGCTCGCAGAAGAAGACCTTGGTCATGGCGTCAGGCCTCGTTCCCGCTGATAGCCGCGCCGCTGGCGGTGACCCGGAAGGGCTTGCCGGTCAGCGGCACGCCGCCGGGCCAGCGACAGGCGCTCAGGCGATCCTTGGCGATCTTGACGATCGACACCTGGTCGCCCTGGTTGCCGCCCAGGACCAGGAAGTGGGTCTCGTCCTCGCCGACATAGAAGCCGACGTGACCACCGCCCTCGCGCGTGAAGACCAGGATCGCGCCGACACAGGGCGTGACGCGCAGGCCCCAGCTCGACCAAGCCGAGGCCCGAACGGCGATCGGCGGCAAGGCCAGACCGACCGCGTTGACGCAGTGGGCCGCGAACAGGCCGCACCACGGGACGGCGTCGCCGGCGTACGCGACGCCCAGCTTCTTCCCGCCGAGCTTGTTGGCCCAGTCCATGATCTTCGGGTTGTTGGCGGGCCCGGGGGTTTCGCGCGTGCCGATCAGGGCGCGCGCGACCGCGAGCCAAGGCGCTTCGGCCATGACTTCGATCCTTCTAGCGATGTGGGTTGGGTTGGCCCTAAGCGCGGGGCTGACGCGGGCGGCCGAACCGGCCGTCGATCTTACCGTCGAGACCGTCGACGTGCTGGATGATCTTGGGGGCGTACGTGGCGCCCAGGTAGAGCACCAGGCCGCTCAGCATGAGGACATCACCCCAGCCGGGCGGCCTGCCCTGGAAGCGCGGGATGGCCGCTAGGACCAGGCCGGCGCCGAACATGGCCAGTCCGATCCGCTGGCAGAGGGTCAGGAGACCGCCCCAACCGAGGAGCAGCAGGGCGATGGCCAGCAGCAGGATCGCCGCGGCCAGTATGGAGATCATTTGGGCCAGCATGGCTCACGCCTCCCCGCCGCCGATACGCAGGCCGCCGACCTCGAACTTGATCAGCTTCAGGGGGTCGCCGGCGTACTTGCCGACGGCCTGGGCGAAACCGGCCAGGGCGATCATGCCCAGCAGGCCGGTCAGGAACGTGATCGCGTTTCCCAGCTCGACGGGAAACTTGCCCCACGGCCACAGTACGGCGAGCACGGCGATCACGGCCGGCGCGATCCACAGCGCGCTGGCCAGGCCTATGACGACGCTGATCGTCTTGCCCCTGACGGTCAGCTTTTCGCCAAACGCGAGGGACAGGACGGCGCCCGCGACCCCCGGCGTCATGGGCGCGAGCTTGCTCAGGACCGCCAGCAGGTGCGGGTCCCCGGTATTGTCGGCCATCGGCCGCCCCTCCTCAAATGAATGTAAACTTGATGGATGGTACTTCAGATGAAGCCTTGCCTTAGTTGCGCGCCAGGCGTTAGCTGAGCCTTAGCAACCCGGGGGGCGAGCTATGAGCGAAGTTACGACCGAAGACGTCGGCGGTTTGACGCCCGAACAGGGCGCCACCGGCGCGCTCGGCAAGGTTCTGGGCGCGATAGGCAAGGCCGTTCGCTGGTACTTCCGCGCCGTCTCCACACCGCTGACGGATGAGGAAAAAGACGCGACGATAACCTGGACCTAGCGTCAGGTTACATTCGGCCCAAGGGAGCGCTGCTCGGGAGGCTAGCGGTCGGGTAGTCGCAGATGCGCATGGTCACATTGCCCTTTGCATCGCCGATTTGCAGGCAGTCCATGACGTCAACCCGCTCACGATGGGCATCAGGATGACGCTGCGCGGCAGGTCCGGGAGTGTCGGCGGTCTTCACGGTATTAGCTCCTAGTGTTGACGCTTTAGGGGCGGGTGAACATCAGGCTCGTGCGACGCCCTAGCTGATCCCATAACGGATCTTCAGCTTGCTCACGAGCCAAGCCCAATACGCCGCGCTCGCGGCGGCGTGGTAGTCGCGATCGAACTGGAAGATGTCGAAGATTGTCCCGGAGAACGGATTGCCCAGCAGGTTGCTGGCGCCGAAGTTGAACGAGGTCGCTACGCTCTCGGCCCCCGCCTGGCCCGAGGTGATCGGGACAGACTTGTTGAACACGCCATCGAAAGAGAACCCGTATTTCACGCCCGTGGAATCGAAACTCAAGCCGATGATCTGGGTCGCGTTCGCAATGACCTTGCCGGCGTCGCTGGCGGGCTGTCCGGGCGTGCCCGACGCGGTTCGGGCCGAGGTGTGGCCGTCGGCCCACTGATACCAATTGGCGGTCGGAGCGGTGCCGGCCGTCAAGATATAGGCCCCCGTGGTGAGGCTCGCCGCCGCCTTCTGCACGATCACCCAGGTATAGGCACTGTTCTTCACGACCGAAGCGGCGGCCGACATCGTCTGCGCGCCCGCGAAAAGCAGACCTTGCTTCCCGCCCACCGTCGACAGCGACGGGCTCTGAGCCGAGTTGATGCTGGCCAGGGAAACGCCCGCGATCCTATCCTTGACCGAGGTGACGCTAGACAACTGGACCGCGTCATCCCCACGCCACCAATTCACCAGACCCGGCAACGCCAGGAACGGCAGCGGATCGTCGCTCGGAAAGGTTTGCGTACCTTGCTTGGCCGGGGAGGTAGCGTAGTCGCTGCCCGGAATTCCAACATAAAGGCCCATGTCAGCAGCTCCTAGGTGACGGGGATTTCAAAAATGACCGACCGCTTCGGCAGCGCCTTGCTACCGGTATAGCCAGAGACGAGCGTGTCCTGGTCAGCGAGGTTCGTTCTCGCCCCAGGGATGGAGTTCTGAGGCGACGTGGTCGCGCCTGGCGCTGTCCACGCCCCGCGCAAGACCTTGCCCGAGCCCGTGGGCGCGGTGGACAGCGTGACCCGCACGCCGCCCGCGATCGTGGTGACCGAAGAGATGGCCGGCGGCGAACCCGAGGCGTCGAAGTATTCGAGGCCGTAATTCGTGATGGCCGCGACGTCAGTCGTCTCGAACACGACGTTGCCGACTTGCCCCTCGAACAGCAGGTCGATGTCAGATCCACTGAGCGTCGCCGACACCGGTTGCAGCGGCTTCCAGGTCCCGCCGTCCACGACGACGGCTTTGAAGGGCCTCCAGTACTCTTCACCGAGGTGATAGTAGCCAACCGAGGTCGGGTGCTGGCTGTCGGATAGCGGAAATTGGTAGAGCGGCCCGACGCAATGGATGAGCGGATTTTCCTTCCCCGCCTCCCACAGCGCCAACGGGACCTGGGATTGGCTGAGCGAAGGCGATTGGCCGCCGAACAGGTGAACCGCGGCTTGACCTGTGATGGGCTTGATGTCGGCGTTCAAGTCGGACGAAAGCTCGGCGAGATAGCCCTTGTAGACGGCTCGCGAGGTACCGGTATTCGCCTCCCCGTGCTGCCAGGTCACGACAACTTCGCAGTCGTAGCCAAGGCCCGCCAACACGTCTCGCGCGCGCTGAACGGCGGCGATCATGTTGGCGTACGGAACCGTTCCCTTCTTCAGGGAGGTGTAGCTCTGCCCGCCAACGCCAGCCGCCAAGCCGATGCACCGAAGGCTAGAGGCGGCGAACAGTTTGTAGGCCAGGCTCTCGACGTGGGTCTGCCCATAAGCGGACCCGTCCAGACCCGCCGCCAGCGGCACGAGGTGGTCGATGTCTGTCGCGTTGACGACGTCGGTGACGGCCGGCGTGCCTGGAATGATCCGGACACCTCGGTTGAACATCAGCACACCCGATGCCGCGTTGGCCGTGGTCAGCGCGAAACGGGCGGAGTTCGACGTGCCGATCGACAGGCTCTGACCATAACCCACGATGATGTAGACCTTGGTCGACCCAAGCTCAGTGATCAGGTTCTTGCCGTCGACGCTCATCCGCATTGCGCGAACCGTGCCGCCGTCACGGTCGGAGGTGAGACGCACGGCCTCGCCGACCATTTGGGGATAGTCGTCGTTCGCCGTCCCGTCGGAGATCGTCGCCTCGCCAGCTCCGGTCACCCGGACGACCTGGCGCTTAGTGCTGATGGTCTTTGCGTAGACCAGGCCGGGCACGGAACTGGCGATCTTTTCGCGAACGAACGGCGCGACATCCGTCGCCAAGGTCGACCGCGTAACGGTCCCGTTCGCGAACGTGAAAACGAGCTTCCCGTCCGCCCCGGCCTTGATCGTGAAGTCACCAGAGGGAGACCCGATTTGCAGGCCATCCGAGGGTGAGAAGCGCACAATCTGGCGCAGCGCCCGCAGCGCCAACATGTCTTCAAACAGCGCGGCCGAAAGCGCGCTATCGCCGACAGCGCCCGCACTGATCGACGCGGTCGGACTTCCGTCAGCGGCGATTTGGAACGTGAAGGCGCCGGCTGGATCGCCGATCTTGAGCCCCCCCCCAGGAACCACCTTGATCAACGTCCGCAGCGCGCGGATCGCCAGGATATCGTCGAGCAGTGCCGGGTTCAGAGCGGCGTCGCCCACGGCCCCAAGCTGAAGATTTGCAGCGCCAACCGACGCGCCGGGCAGGACCAGAGAGCCGTCCGCACCGAGCTGGAAGGTGAACGCCCCAACCGGGTCGCCGATCTCCAGGCCAGCCCCAGGAATGTATCGTATCAGGCGGCGGAGCGTCCGCAGCGCCAGCACGTCTTCAAGTAGCGCACTGTCGAACGCCGCGTCCGTGACAGACCCGCCGACCAGCCGCGCGAAGAGACCGTCCGGGGACAGATCAAATATATAGTTCCCGACCGGGTCGCCCATCCTGATGTTGGGCCCAGCGATCCCCCGCAGGAGGAAGTTCAGCGAGGCAAGTGCTTCAGTGCCGTTGCTCTGCGCCGCGAGAGCTGCATCGCGAGCGTCAGCGGCTTGGCCAGCCTTGTCAGTCGCGGTGCCGGCGGCCACCACAGCAGTGTCCTTAGCTGCCAGGAGCGTAGCCGCTGCATCGACAACCCCTTGCGCGAGGGCGGCTTTGTCGTTCGCCAAACCGGCCTTAGTGTTGGCGAGGGCGGCCGCTTCGTCGGCGGTCGTCGCCGCGTCGTTAGCGAGGCCAGCCTTCGTATTGGCCAGGGCTGCCTTTGCGTCGGCGTTCTCCGCCGCTGCGTCTGCTGTCGCAGCGGCGTCCAGCGCAGGCTGCTTCAGTGATGCGATCCAGGCCTCTTCGTCGGCTGGAGGCACTTCCCCGGCCTCTTCAGCCACCTCGACCGCGACGTCGAAAGCGCTGGCTCCCCGCGCACCACGGAGACGGCCAATGTTTGTCCATGCGCCGGCCACCCGTCGATAGAGAAAGCCGTCCTGCGGATCAGCGGCGTTCACCAATTGATACGTGTCGCCGTCGGGCGCTACCGCCGGCAGGGCGCTTACGCTCGCGACTTCACCCTTCAAGTTCAGAGCCGCTTGGAGCGACGTCAGGATCGTCGCCCTGATCGCGATGACCTGCTGCATCTGGTCGAACAGCGCCGGAATGTTCTCCGACGCCGTCCACAGATCGCGCAGGCCGTCGCTCAGACCGTCTTCGTCGATCGTGCCGGCCTTGAACTGGGCCTGGAGAGCGGCCAGTTGCGCCGTGAAGTCCGCGATCCCCAGGGCCATGGCTTAAGCGTCCGCCTTTTCAGCTTCGGCAAGGCCCTGCTTCAGCAGTTGCGGCAGGCTCGGCATCTGATGCGACATCAGGGTGAGCGCCATCTTCACCTGCCCCTCCGGCATGGCCGGGAGCAACATGCCCAATACGTCGGTGAGTTTGCCGACCGGGATGTCCTCGGCCTTCTCGAGCACCGCCTTCAGGGTCGGAAAGGCGGCCTGGGCCATGGCCTTCCGGGCCGCGGCGAGCACGTCAAGGGGATCGCCGGCCGGAGCGGCCGTCGTGGTCTTGGTCATAGCGATGTCCTTTGAAGACTAGGGTTCGAGAGGTTCGACGCGCAGGCGCCGCCCCTGTTCATCCAAGACCCACTGGTGGGTCTGGACGAGACGGCCGGCCTCAACCTTGTGCGTCTGGTCGACCTGCGCGTCGTAGAGGTCGGTCGCGATCCATGGCCGCGTTTCCAGCATCAGCGCTCCCGGCGGGGCCTGGGTGGCCCACAGGATGCGGCCGCTGGTCGGATCGTTCGGAAGCGCTTCATAGATCACCGCGGGGATCGGCTCCTTCATCACCACGTCCCCGTCGATGTCATGTTGCGGTAGTCGATGTTGACGCTGGTGTGCGCGTTCCAAAGCAGCTCGACCAACCGGTAGCCGTCAGAGCACTCCTTGGACCCGAGGATGGGGATCGAGTCCTGGCCGTTAGCGCCGTACGTTCGGTATTTCAGCTCCCCGTCGATGTAGAGCTGGAATTCCCAGTTCTGGTTGCCGCTGGGAAAGTGCTGCGAGATGGCGCCCGCGACCGCGACGGTTCCGGGCTTGTCCATCTGGACGTAGTGCGAGAAGACCGTCTGGAGGCTGCCTGTGCCATTTAGCGTGCTGGACGCCTCTGAGCGCGACGTCTGCGTCGCGGCTCGCGTCGCCAGCTGAGCGAAGTCGACCGAGCCCAGGACCAGCAGCGAGCCGCTGATCACCACGTTGGTCATGTAGACGGTCGAGCCCGAGACGAAGAACGGGTACGTCGTGCTCAGACCGGTCGCGATCCCGAAGTAGTCGACATCGAAGATGAAACCACCTTCGATCCCGTTGTTGATCCCCCTGAAGCCCGTGATCTTGTTGCCGGCGGACAGCCGTACGCCGAAGGCCGCGCCCACTTGCCCGCCGAGCGTGGACAAGGTGGTGCTGATGATGCTCACCGACGACGTCAGGCTGCCGGTCGTCGAGGTCAGCGTCGAGATGCTGATCCCCATGGTGTAGTCGGCGTTCGACAGCGCGGTCAGTTGGGCGCTGACGGTCGTGACGTTGTTGTTGAAGTTGGTGGTCAAGATCGTCAGCGCCGAGGCCGTGGAGCTGAGATTGGTGGTCAGGGTCGAGAGCTGGCTGGTGAGGGTGGCGTAGTTGGCCGCCACCATCGCCGCGAGGTCGATCTGATAGACCGACAGCGCGCTATCCGCGGCCGCGCGAACCAGCATTTCAATCTGCAGCGCGGCCGTCTGCGCATCGAAGCCAGCGACCATCTCGATGTGGTGTTCGATGATCGTCTGGGTGTTGTCCTCGACGATGCGCACCTGGTCGTCCAGCGTCGCGCCGATCGGGCGGCCGCTGGCGGGCATGATCTGCTCGAGCAGATTGTTGTAGAGCGTCGCCGCCGAGGCCATCGCCGCGGCGACGCGCAGCAGGGCGTCACGGGCGTTGCCGTCGGCCAGATTGGTCAGCTCGGTGTAGAATTTGATCTGAGCGGCCGTGAACTCGCCGATGTTCAGAGTATTCGTCGCGGTCAGGGCGCCAGAAGGGATCTCGACGTTGGTCCGGACGACCCACTCGGAGGTCCAGTTGTCCGAGGTCCGCCACTGGGCGCGCACGTCCAGGTGCGCTCCGCCGGTCACGGCCGCGTAGTCGCCCTTCGGATTGGTCGCGGCCAGCGGTTGACCGGCGCTCTTCCAGTCGGCGTCAGTCCCTCCGGCTGGACGAATTTCGACGACCAAATCCTGCTCGAGGCCCGAGGCGATGGCGTCCGCCGCGACGGCTAGGGCCGGATAGGAGGTGCCGTCCGCGCCGGTGCGCTTGACGCCGTTGGCGGTGAAGTGCCCGGGCGCGTTCACCAGGCGCGAGACCTGGATGTTGGCTACGATCAACGGCTTTGAGACGTCACCGTTGCGCAGCTTGGTGCGGATCTCGACGTCGACCTTGTAGGCCGCTTCAGGGTCCTGGCCGGCCGACACCGCTTCCGGGAACGGCGGCGTGACAGCCAAGCGGGCGTTGGCGGCCGCCGGCGTCGTCACCTGCCACGGATTTTCGTCCGAGCTGGTCGACGACCGCCGCCAGCGGATCGGGAAGCTTTCGATCAGGCCGCCGCGCACCTCGTCGACGTCGAAGGCGATCTTCACCCCGTCCGGGTTGGCCTGGTTGATCGCGATCAGCCGAGGCTTCGGCGCCTTGACCGACGGCGTCAGCTTGGTCGTGAACTCCGGGATCTCGCCAGTCTCGGCCGCCACCAACAGCGGGCCGATGTACTTGCGGGCGGAGATTCGCACCTGGTCGCCCGACGGGGCGAAGTCGATGATCTCGACGTCCTCGGTGACTACGTCGACCTTGCCGAAAGCGACGAGGTCGCCGGCCATCGGCGCGTCCTCGACCGGCAAGGGCGACGGGAACATAAGGTCGCGCGTGCGGCCGGGGGCTGTGATCAGAATGATCCCGCTCAGCAGCTTGTCGTAGCGCTGGACGTCGAGGGCGTAGTTCAGCCCCTCTTCCATCTCGACTTCGTCGTCGAGGCGCACGCCCGTGACCAGGCCGCCGGCGCGATGGCAGAACAGCACCCTGCCCTCGCCCGCGCCGTACAGGCTGGTGTAGTGGCGGACGTGAACACGCGCGCCGTAGGACGAGGCGATGGCGCTGGGGCCGGCGGTCCACTCGAACGCTTCGACCTGCACGTTACGCTTGGCCAGGAAGACGAAGCCTTCCTTGATGGCGCGTTCGCCGGTCATCTGCCAGTCGAACCGGATCGTCTCCAGCAGGGTCGCCGTCTCGGCGGTGAAGCCGGTGTTGTAGACCGTGACCTCGTCCTGCTTGCCGCCCTCGTCGATGTTCTGGAATTCGACGACCACCGCATGGCAGGCCTGCTTGAAGTCCCGCGTATAGGTGAAGTCCTGGACGTTGCGGCCGACAAACAGCTGACGTGCGACCGGCTTTTCCCAGTCGGGGACCAGCACCAGGCCCTCGCCCGCGTCGTAGGCCGAGAACCGGCCTATGGCGCCCAGGATCTTCAGCGCGTCCTTCTGCGAGGCCTCGGTGGCCAGGATGTAGCCGCCCTTCCAGCCGCGCTCCTCGACCAACTCGTACATCTCGCCGAAGTCGGGGCCCCACTCGTCCGGATCGGCCGCCTTAGCGGCGCCGGGCCCGAGCAGCAGCATGCGGACATGGGCGACCGGGTTGCCGGTCGGCGCCCAGTTCTCCACCGCGTCGTCCCAGGTCTGGGTGTCAGCGTCGTAGACCGGCGCGTGCGGCGTGATCTTGGCGGTCACGGTCGGCAGGGTGCCGCCCAGGTCGTCCGAGGATTTGATGCGCAGCGCGATGCAGGCCAGGTTCTGGTCGACGATCGGCGGTTTCTTCACGATCGACCGCAACGCCGTCCAATAGGTGGCCTGGGTCGCCATGGTGGCGTCGTCACCGTCCGGGTCCCAGGCGCTGATCCGGATCTTGATCTGGTCGGCGTTGGCCTTGTTCCAGGCCAGGGTCCGGCGGACCGGGTCCTGGGTCCGCGCTATGACGTCGATCGTGCCCGCCGGCAGGACGCCGCCCAAGCGAGCATAGTAAGGGCCGCCCTCGAGGGGAGCGGGCGTGTAGCTCTCCGACCCTACCGGGGCCCACTCGACGAGGACCCGCGTCTCTTGCTGGACGATGGACCCGTTGGCCTTGCGAAACTGCAGGCCTTGCGGCCAGGTCAGGTCGATCTCGACCCGCTCACACTGTTCGGCCGTGGTGTGGACCTCGGCCGGACCGCCCAGGTCCAGCTCGTCCTGCAGGTTCTCCTGGTTGACCGACTGGTTGTAGAAGGAGAACTCGCGCGGGCCCGGGGTCAGCTTGTACTCGACCTGGATGTCCGAGGCCGGATAGTCGGCGAGCAGCGTTTCGCCGATCTTCACGTCGGCCATGTCGCAGGCGCCGTAGTGGCCCGCCATGATCACGTGCAGCCAGGTCTCGCCGTTGAGGTTGACGCTGTAGGCCTGGGCCGCGACGTCCAGCGTCACGCGGCCCTCGCCCAGCATCAGTGGCATCTGCCCGCGCCGGCGGATCGTGTTGCTGGCGCTGTTGAGCCCGCCCTGGTCGTTCGGCCCTGCCAGGCGGTCCGGCGTCTGGATCGGGAAGATCAGCTGCGGGACGATCGCCGCGCCCAGCTGCCACAGCGCCGCGGTGAACGCGCCGACGGTGAAGGCCGAGACGATCGCCACCGCGCTCAGGACGATGGTCAGCGCCAGGCGGGCGCTGCTGTTGGACCCGCCCGTGGGCTCGACCTGCAGGTTGACCAGCGAGCCGGCCGGCGGGACCAGGTCCAGCGACTCCGCCCGCTCCTCGTAGTTCGAGAACGAGATCGCCTCGCCGTCGACATAGACGCGCAGATCCGGCAGGTCGTCGGCCTCGAGCGCGCCGATGTTCACCGCATGGGCGATCAGCTCGGCGATATCGGCGCCGGCTTTGATCTCGACCGAGCGCAGGTCTGGCGCGGACGGATCTCGGGCGATGAACAGCCCGACCGCCGTGTCGCACCGCTCAACGACCCGCATCGAAATACCCCACAAGCCGCCGGGCCCATGACCCGGCCATGTCTTCGATAACCGTCCCGGTCGACTCGTCCCGGGCGTGGATGAAGATCCGCCGCGTCAGCAGCAGACCCACGTGGGCCGGTCGGCCCAGAATGTTGAACAGCGCCACCGCGCCGGGTACGGGCTCGCACCGGGCCCAGGCCTTCACGCCGTCGTCGAACAGCGCCCCGCGGCGCTCGTAGTCGTCGGCGTCCTGGCGGCTGTAGAAGCCGACGCCGTAGGGCGTGGAGAGGCCGAAAAGCTCGTGGCGTAGGGTCCGCACCATGCCGAGGCAGTCCCAGCCCCCTACGCCCGCCCCGTGCAGCCGATAGGGCACGACCAGGTATCCCGCGGCCTTGGCCAGCAGGGCGCGGTCTTCCTCGGTCATGAGATCAGAACAGTCCTGGCGTGCGGCTGATGGTGTAGCGGGCGGCCACGGCCGGCTCGGTCTCGTAGTCCCGGCCGGTGATCGGGATCTTGATCGTCCCGCCCGACACCTCGGCGCTCTTGATGATCGCGTTCTTCAGGGCGCGTTCGATATGGTCGGGCGCCGCCGTCCGGACGCGGGCGATCTGCGCCATCGGCTGGCCGCCCGTCGCCAGGCGGATCTGCTCGACGGCCTCGCCGCTGGCGTGGATCTCCAGCTTCGCCTCGCGGCTGGGCTCGCCCTCTCCGCTCCCCGGCCAGTCCATCTTGAACGGCACGTAAGGGTAGAAGTCGTCGCCCGCCTGCAGACCGTCAGGCCAGTTGGTGGCCAGGAACGGCTCGGGCAGCCCCTCGGCTTCGATGCGCACCAGGACCGCGCCGGGCTTGGCCTGCTCGGCATAGAGGTCCCGGATCATGTCTCCGGTCAGCGCCATCTACAGCACCACCAGCTGCAGGCCGATCATGCCGTAGACCGTGCCCACGCCCGTCGGCTCGTCGTCGGGGTTGCCGTCAGCGCGCCACGTTGCCCGGCAGAGCTGGGCGGTCTCCGGACGCACGAACAGGAACGGGTCGTCCGAAGCCGTGTGGAAGTCCTCGAGGTCGGCGTATTGGGCCAACGTCATGTGCATGCGGCCCGTGACGTTGATCGCCGGCAGGCCAGCCTTGCGCAGGGTGCCCTCGCGGTCGCTGTCGCCGCTGAATGCCTCGCGGATCTTGGTCTTCTGGTTGCCGTAACCCTCCAGGAGGATCGGCGGGAAGTGCGCGGGCCAGCGGCGCATGGCCGACAGGTCTGGATTGGCGAACAGGCCCGGATCCCAGACATAGGCCTTCCGGTCTTCCCAGACGGCGTCCAGGTACGGCTTGCTCAGCCAAGCTTCGAACGCGCCGGCGCCTCCCGACGTCGCCACCACCTCGACGCTGGCCAGGCCGGTCTGGGGGGCGGCCATCAGGGCATAGGCCGCGTTCAGCAGCTCGGGCGCGCCCTGGCGGCAGACGCCGGCGGCGCTGCGGATCTTGGGCAGGACAGTCCGCGAGATCAGGGTCACGCCGGAGTAGATGGCCAGGGCCAGCTCGACGCTGGCGCCGGTCGAGCCGTAGAGGCCCGCCACTTCCAGCGTTTGGCCGGCGGTCACGGCGACTCCGGTGCTACGAGCGCCGGCCGTCTGGCCGCCGCTCGTGGCGACGCGCGAGGCGACCAGGACCGCGCGGCCCTTGCCGCCCCGGCCTGCCTGGCCCTCGTCCACGCTCAGCGTGCCGCCCACGGCGGTCCAGCCGCCGGTCCCGTCGAGGAAACTGGCGTTCGTCAGGTCGTTGCCGGCCATCAGGCCCTCTTCGTCGGACGTGGAGACTGGTCGAGACCGCGCCGCAGGGCGCCAGAGCGCCCGGCGCTGCCGGCCATCTGGTCGGCCAGCGGTCGCAGGTCGATGTGGGTGTTGCCGTCCCGGTCGGTGTTCCGGGTCGCCGTCATGGCCTGGCCGGTGTTGTTGTTCAGGATCACGTCGCCTTCGCGCCGCGTGACCGACGTGGCCGGCATGTGCGACATCGGCGCCGAGGTCGGCATGTAGCCGCTGGCGTGGCCCGGCGCGTCCAGGTAGCGCATGTTCGGATAGGGGTTATAGGTCCCCTCGTTGATCTCGCGCAGGATCCGCGAATAGATCCGCGTCGACTTGGCGTTGATGATCGCCTCCTCATCGCTGATCCGCACCACGTTGTCGTCGCCCCGCGGACCACCGCGCCCCCGGAAGATCGGCCCGTCCATGCGGCCGTCCGCGAAGCCAGGGATGCGGCCGTCGGCGGCTAGCGAAGTCCCCGGGCCGATGCTGACCCCCGGCGTCGCTCCGGCGGGGCCGAAGCTCTTCGCCGCCGAGATCCCCACGTTCAGCAGCCGCTTCCAGAGCCCACCACCGCTCCCGGCGGCGGGGGAGGACATGAGGTCGTGGATCGCGTTCTTGATCAGCAAGCGGAGCGGATTTCCCAGCAGCTCGTCATAGATCGCCGACAGCAGGTCCATCCCTAGCCGCTTGCCGACATCGGCGAGATCACCACCAAAGGTGACATCCTTCAGCGCGCCGACGATCGCGTCGGCCGATTCCTGGGCCTGCTGCTCCGCCGCCTGAGCGCTTTCCTGGAGCGCCTGGCGCTTGATCTCGACGATCTTGTCCTGGGCTTCGATCTCCGCGGCCACCTGGTAGCCGGCCAGCATGTCGGCCCGCTGGCGCTGCAGCTCGACTTCGTTGACCTGCCCGGTCTTGCGCCGACGTTCGATCTCCTCGTCGACAGCGCGCTGCGCGTCCAGCAGGACGGCAGCCTTCGCGTCCTCCACCTGGCGCACGGCGGCCACCTGATCGACGACGCCGCGCGAGTCCGTCGGCTTCACCGTGCCGGCCAGCGCGTTCTCGAACCCGCGCTGCACCACCGGCTGGGCCAGCTGCAGCTGCTCGGCCAGCTTCGCGGCCTTTTCCTTGGCGGCGATCCAGGCCTTGTACTTATCGACGTCAGCCTGTTTGGGCTGGAGACCGTCCCGGATCATGTCGGCCAAGTCCTTCTCGGCCTTCGTCACCGCGCGGGACTTGCCCTCGATCTCGTCCTGTATGTCGCTCCAGCGTTCGCCAGCGCGCGCGGCCGTGCTGGTCGCTAGTTCCTGCGCCAGCATGGCGCCGGCCGCCAGCTTCAGCTCCTCGCGGGACTTGACCGATACGCCAAGCTGGTCAGCCTTCTTCTTCAGCTGCGCGTCGGTCGCGTCGTTCAGGCTCTCCACGACCCGAACGTATTTGGCGAGCGCCGTGGCCTCGTCCTCCGACCGCGCCGACACCTGCTGGCCATTCAGCGTCACCTTGCCGTCCGAGGCCGCGAAGCCTTTCCCGCCGGTCAGGTTGAGGAAGCCCGACTTCAGCAGGTCTTCATAGGCGGCCGACACGCCGCCCGGCACCGCTACCTTTTTCGCCTTCGGCGTCACCGTTGTCGGCGTGCCGGGCGCGCCGGACAGCAGCCCCTCTGAAGCGTCGGCCAAGGTCTTGCCCAGCTGCGTCCGGAGCGACCCAAGCCCTACCCGGTCCTGGGCGTTGGCGGTCTTGATCTTGGCGTCGACGATGGCGATGTCCGCCGTAACCTTGTCGACCTGCGCCTGCAGATATTTGGTCTTGGCGTCGACGACCGATTGCAGCTGGTCTTTGCGGTCAGCGGTCAGGGGCCGTCCGGCAGCGTCCGTGCCCCGCGTGATCTGCGACTGGGCGTCCGCCTTTTCCTTGGCGGCGGCGATGATGCCGTCGCGGTAGGCCGAGTCCTGGGCCGCCGAAGCGCGCACCTTGGCCCCGCCGGCGATTCCGCTGAGCGCCGTCACTTCGCGCTCAAGCCGGGCCGCCGCGTTCAGCAATCCCTGCGCGGCCTCGCCCGTGCCAGGCGATTTCAACTGTTCCTTGACCGCCGCAAGCTCGGCTTCCTTGGTGCGAAGTTGGGTCGCGATGACCTTCTCCTGCGCCGCCGCCTGATCCCGAAGCGCCTTGGTCTTGGCGAGGATGCCTGGGATCTCCGCCCAAGTAGCAGCGGCCATCGAATCCGTGGCTGCCCGAAGCCGATCGGTGATGTCGACCGTGTCGCGCAGCGCGCTGTAATGGGCCTTGACCGCCTTGTCGGCTTCGATGAAGGCCCAGATCAGACCACCGATCGCCAAGGTCGCGATCCCAATGCCGCCGCCCAGCAGGTTGTAGAGGCCCGTCAAGGTCTTCATCGCGACCTGTTGGAAGACCATGCTCCGCGTGACGTTGGCGCTGACGAGGGCTTCGGCTTCCTGAGCCACGGCGTTGCGCGTTGCGGCGGCGGCGGCGGCGTTCGTGGCGGCGACGTTGGCCCCTTTGGCCTGGGTCTCCGCGCGCTCGGCGGCCGCCACCAGGGCCGACGCTTCGGCCTCGGCGGTCGCCCGCGCGACGGTGGCGGTTCGGGCCGACGCGATTTCTGCCTCGGCGACCGTGACGGCCACAGCCTTGCGCTCCTCGGCGGCGGCAACCGTGGCGGCCGCGCGGCCTTCGGCGACCTCGATTTCGCGCAACCGCGCCAGTTGCTGGGCGCGCTGCTCGTCGGTCAGCAGCATCGCCTGTTTGGCGTCTTGCTGCGCCAGGCGAGCATAGTACGTGCCCGCGGTGCCGATACCGGCCTTCGACAGGTCGCCCGACGCGGCGGCGGCGTTCGCGGACTTCGCCGCGGCGGCGCTGCGCCGGGCTGCGTCTTCCTCGAGGCGGGCGCGGATCTCGGCGGCCTCGCCCTTCAGGCGCTGCGCGGCAGCGACGTCACGGCCAACGTCCGTCTCAACCTTCGCTAGCGCCGCCTGGGCGCGGGTCTGCGCCTCGGCTTCGGTGCGGCGCGCGGCCTCGGCCACAGCGGCCGCCTTGTCGGCGGCGCTGCGGACGCCGGTCGCGCGCGCCTTGGCCAGGTCGGCGGCCGCCGCTCGGTCGGTGGCGGTGATATCGGCGGCCACGGCTCCCGACCGCGCGGCGACGGCCGCTTGGGCCAGAACCGGTTGCTGCACGGCGCCGGCCTGGAAGCGGGCCGTCTTCTGGAACTCTTGCAGGTCAGCGATGGCGCCGCGCGAGGCCTGGGCGGCCGCCACGAACCATGTGGAGATCACCGAGCCCAGCTTCAGGGCCAGCACCGCCTCGCCGGCCGAGACGATCATGTCGAAGTTCTCGGCTGCCACCTTGCCCAACGTGGCGATCGACCCGACGGCGCCGCCGACGAAGTCGCCGGCCTGCTTCAGGCCGTCGAGGGCGTGGGGGTCGAGCAGCATCTTCTGGCGCCAGGCCTCGGCCTCGCTCGACATCCGGCCCAGCCAGTCGACCACCGCCTTTTGGCCGCCGACCGTCTTGTCGAGCGTGCCGATCACCCGCGTGATCTCGTCCTTCATCACGATCCAGCCCTGCTGGGCGGTCTTGGGGGCGTTGATGAAGTCGCGTTCGATAGCCGGTTGCGCCTTGAGAAGGGCCGAGATCAGCTTGTCGGTCGTCAGCGCGCCAGCCTCGCCCAGCTTTCGCAGCGACGAGAAGGCGACGCCGACCTTGCCGTTCACCTCCAGGTTCTGGGCGACATAGCGCAGCAGCTGGGGCGAGCTTTCGAGCAAGCTGCGCAGTTCGTCGCCGCGCAACACGCCGGAGGCGATGGCCTGGCTGAACTGTACCGTGGCGGCGGCCTGCTCGCGGACGTCGGCGCCTTGGATGGCCAGCGCTTTGCTGGTCAGCTGGGTGATCGTCAGGGCGTCTTGCTGGCTGCGGCCATAGTCCTTCACCGCCGGCGCGAGACGCGTGTAGAGGGTCGTCAGGTCGGCGACCGCGACGCGGCTGTCCTTGGACGCCTGATAGATGGCGCGTTCGTTCTGGGCGGCGGCGATCTGGCCGTCCGAGAAAGTGCGGATCCTGGCGTGCAGGGTCGAATAGCTGTCGGCCGCCCGCAGGACGTCGTCGGCATAGGCCGTCAGCACCGCGCCGGCCGCGATCGACCCGATGACGCCGGCGTTGAGGGTCGCGTTCATGATCCGCGAGACCGTGCTGGCCTTCTCGGCGGCCGAGGCCCAGGCCAGCAGGCCCTGAGCGGCGGGGTTGGCCGAACGTGCGATGGCGCCCAGGCCCGCGCCCAACGGGCCGATGGTGTTGGTCAGGCTGGTGATCTTGGCGCTGGCGCTCTGCGACACCGAACCGACCAGGCCGATCCCGGCCGTGGACTTCGGCATAAGCGCCACCAGTTCGCGCTGCTTGCGGGTCTGGGTGTCCAGCGCCTGGGTCAGGCTGATGACGCGCGCGGTCGTCTGTTGGGTTCCGGATTCGGAATAGACGATCTTGCTCTCACGCGTCGCCATGACCGTGAAGTTCCTCAGCTAGAGTGTTGTGATCGTTAGAGACGGCGGCGGGCGCGCTTGGCCGACCGCTTGTCGAATTCCTCGCCCCACACCTCGTCCTGGACGTCGCCGTGGCGGCGATGGATCGCGTCCAGGTCCAGGCCCTTCCGGGCCCGATAGGGCGGGATGTAGTACCAGAGCGGGGTCCAGGGATCGCGCGGACCCCGGCGACCCAGAATCAGCTTGTAGCGCTTGCCCATGACCGGAGCGATTTCCAGCTCCCACCCGGCGGCGGCCGCCTCGCTGGGCCACATGTACCGGCGCCCGCTGGGGGCGACCGGCGCGCGGCCTTCGATCGGCACGGCCACCCAGCCCTTGCGGCCCCGGATGGTCGGCGCGTTGTCGAACACCCAGGACAGCGCCACCCGGGCCGTGCGGCCCTTGCTGTAGCGGGCCTTGTCCGAGACCTCGTACGTGCCCCGCCCGATCTTCCGGACGACGACGCCCTTCATCCAGCCGCGGTTCTGGAACAACCGGCCGGACTTGAACCCCCGGCGGATCTGGCCGCGCCAGTCGCGCGCCGAGCGGAAGGCGGAGATGCGCGGAACAGCCTCGGCGGCCGCCGCGCTGTCTTCCATCGTGCCGCGAACGAACGACGCCAGGTCGTCGCCCCGCACGCTCATCCCGTACATCGGCTATTCCTTCGGCGCCTTGGACGCCGCCTTGGCGGCCAGCTTGGACGAACCGGACACCAGGCCCCGCTCATAGGCCTTGACCAGGTGCTCGACCTTTTCGCGATCGGCCGTGTCCGGGATCACGGCCATGATCGCGGCCCAGTCCAGGCCGGTGATCAAGGCGATCTGGCCGGCCCGGATCCACATGCCGGGGCGATTGGCGATATCCACCGCCAGCAGGCCCTCCGCCGTCAGCGGCGCATGCTTCAGCCGGGGGCAGAGGTTTCCGGCGTGGTTTCGCCCCCCGCTGGCGCAGGGTCGGTCGAGCTTTCGACATTGGGCGCAGAAGTCGCCGCCTTCGCCGTGGTTCCAGTCGGCGAGGCGGCTGAGCCGTTTCCCTCGTCGCGCTCCAGCGGCGAGGCGGCCTCGAGGTGCGCGCCCCACACCGCCCTCACCTGCTGGTCCTCCAGCAGGCGGGCGATGTTGGTGCGGTTCAACTCCAGGACCACCGGCTGCTTGGTGGCAGGGTCGACCTCGGCGAAGTTCCAGTCCCGCCACAGGTGGAAGGCGGTCTCAACGCTGATGATCAGGCGCGACAGGCCGGGCAGCTCGTCGTTCTCGAACCGGCGGGCGGGGAAGCCATAGGCCTCGACCACCTCGCTGTTCTCACGCACGGCCTGGATGGCGCGGGCGCCGGCCGCCTCGGCCTTCGACAGCTCCAGGAAGTCGGGCGTGATGAACTCGACGGCCAGGACCGGCTTTTTGTCGTCGCCCTGCTGCAGGACGGCGATGCGGTGTTCGCCCGCCTTTCGGGGGGTGAACACCGCGGGCGCGAAGCCTTCCATTAGCTGAAGGCGATCGTGGCCGAACCGCTCAGGGCGGTCGCCGACAGCACCGCGTCGGCCGTGGTCTGCCATGCGCGGAACTCGTAGTTCTGTTCGATCTCGTCGGCGCCGTTGATGTCGATCGGCGTCCGGTTGATCCGCATGTGCGGCAGGTCGAACTTCATCCCGCGCACCGACGACTTCAGCAGCTTCAGCTGCAGGGCCCGCTCCACCTGGCCCACGCCGTCGTCATAGAAGGTGTCGGCCCGGCAGCGGGTGCGCAGCGTGCCGGTGAGCGTGCTCTTGCCGCTCTGCTCGACGCTGTAGGGCGTGCCCGTGCCGTCGGCGGCGCGGTAGCGCTTCAGCTTGCGCGCGAAGGTGAACTTGCCGCCGATCAGATCACCGCCGGCCACGCTGTTGTAGATCACGCTGCACAGCTTGGCGGCGGGCCGGTCCAGGGTCGGCGCGGCCGTGACCACGCCGGTCAGGGCGGCCGAGTTCTTGACCTCCTTCAGACCGACAAAGGTCGCCTCGCACTGGGCGAAGCCCTCGCGCTCCGAATCCAGGTCGATCGTCAGGCTCTCGCCGACCAGACCGAAGTGACGGCGATACCGCCCGGTCTGCATCTTGTGCTCGAGGAAGATGTAGGGGAGCGCCTGGCCCGAGGCCCACAGGTGCTCGTAGTCGGGGGTCGTGCCCGAGGCGACTTCGGCGCCGAAGAAGGCGGCCATCCACCATGGGGCCTGGGCGATGCAGAGTGGGAACTTGATCGTGATCTTGTGATCGTCGAGGCCCGGCGCCGGCGCGGTCGGGTCGGAGGCGTTGTTGAGACCACCGCCCAGGATCTCGTCGTCGACGAAGTTCTCGCCCTGGCCGCCGGTGATCGAATAGACGTTCAGCGACTGGCGGGCCAGCGTGGTCGGATCGGCGGCCGAGGCCTGCTGGCCGATCGACACGGTAGTTTCAAGGCCGAGCATGCGGCTCTCCTGATCTTAGGGGCTGAAACGGGATAGCGGGCCGCGCGTCAGTAGCGACGCAGGGCCAGCTGGTCGGCGGTCGGCGTGGCGAACAGGCCTTCCGGGGTGGCGGCGAGTTCGGCGTCGGTCAGGTCGCGAAACAGGCCAGCGCCGCCGAACTCGGCGTGGTCGCGCGTCGACAGGTACGGCTTCTTCTCGCCATGGGTGACGGCCGGATCCTGATGGGTCGGCGCCGAGTCCTGGTTCTGGACGGCCGGATCCTGCGAGATCGGCGCACCGACGGCGGCGCCCGCGTCCGAGGGGACGCGGGTCGGGGTGGTCTTGGTCATCATGTCCTCGGGAGGTTGGCCGGCTCAGCCGGCGGGGGTCGGGGCGCCGAACAGCAGGCCGATCTGGACGTAGAGTCCGCCGGCCATCCAGTCGCTGTCGGGAACGTCGGTGGGCTGGGCGCCGGCGATGTCGGCATAGTCGACCGCGCCGCCGAGCTGGCGGTCGGCGGCGATGGCCGTCTTCAGCATCTCGAGTTTGACGTAGGCCGCCGCCTGGCGATCGTCCTTGGTCTTGCCGCTGAACGCGATCGTCACCTCGGCCGTGGCCTTGAGGTCGTAGATCGGACCGCAGACCACGCCCACGGTCTCGGGAAGATTGTCGTCGTGCTGGGCCACGTACCCAGCCAGGCCGTCCGTCTTGGCGGCCGGCGCTTTCAGACCGGAGGGGTTCCGGTGCAGCGTGTCACCGGCGAAGAGCGTGCCGACCAGGGCCCACAGCGCGTCGTGCGCGGCCCGCAGGCGGTTGGGGTTGGGGTCGGCCATCAGCTCAGCTTCTGCAGCTTCAGCCGCCACTCGCGGCCCTGCATGTCGTGGTCGGTCGGCGCCTCGCCGATCCGGAAGACCTTGCCGCCCAGGCGACCGCCGACGAACGTGATCGTCTCGTCTTCCGCAGGTGCTTCCACCTGGGACGAGCGCACCAGCATGGTCAGGTAGTTCTCGGCGACGCTCAGGCCCTGCGACAGGTCGAAGCCCGCCGTCCGCACCTGGTCGGCGGGCGGCTGGTGCATGACCAGCAGGATGTCCGGCACGGCGTCGCCCGACGACGGTTGATAGGTCGCGCGCAGCCCATGGGTCTCATAGGCTACGTCGACGACCAGGTCGTCCATGTCGTCGGGGTCCACCGTGCCGGCTCCTAGAAGATCACGCGGATCAGTTCGGGACCGCGACGCCAGTCAGGCCCGCGGAGTCCACCAGAGCACGAACGGCGGCGATCAAGTCGTTCGCCTGCTGGGCCGTCGTGAACCCATAGGGGGTGCTGTTGGACGCGCCCGTGGCCGCCGGTTTCGTGATCGCGGCAACGGGAGCCGCCGCGCGCGGCCACAGCTTCACGCTCACGGTGGCGTCGGTCGAAACCTTCGCGGCCGTGGCCGAACCGATGAGCAGATTACCCGTAGCCACGTTCGTGCATCGAGCATTGGCGACGTCCCAGTACACCGGTCCGCATTGGGCGATGCCCTGGTTCGAGGCGTGGGTCGCCGCGTCCAGTTCCCAGTTGCCATCGTTCTGGCCGGTGAAAAGCTCAGCGGCGGCGGCCGAGGTCAGGGCGACCACGAACATGCCGCCGATCAGATAGCCCTTGCCCGACGTGACGCCGCCGGAAGGGGCGACCAGGTCGTCGAGGACCGAGCCGCTGTTGATGTAGTTCTTAGCCATGGAAAAATCCTTGGTCGGGCCAGCGCGGCCCTCGAAACGGCGAAGGCCGCCCGGGTCGAAACCAGGGCGGCCTTCGCAGGCTCAGTGGGAGGCGGTGACGCCGGTTAGGTCTTCGGGAACTTGTAGCCGAAGCGGTAGTCGATCACGCCCACGCCGAAATCGTGGATCGTGGCGAAGGCCATGCCGTCGTAGTTGAACGGCTTGTCCTGCTTGATCTGCGGCGCTTCCTGATCGCGCAGGTAGCCGTAGACGAAGTTGGTGCCCGACGTCGCGTCGCCGAGGTTATACCAGCTGTCGTCGGCGATCAGCGCGTCGCTGATGATGCGACGCTTGCCGGCGAAGATGTTCTTGTCTTCGACCTTCGTCGCGGTGACCTCGACCAGCGCGACCTCGGCTTCGGTTTCCTTGTCGGGGCCGACCAGCAGGATGGGCAGATTGGCGTTCAACGGGTGACCGTCGATGTCCTTCTGCTTACGCGTGGCCTTGCGCGCGATGGCCAGGCTGTCCTTGTTGATCACGGCGGCGGCGTTGTTGAGGTTGCCGTGCGTGCCGTGGAACATGGCCACGTTGTCCGACAGGACAGCGTTCGCCAGGAGAAGCTGATAGAACATCAGGTTCTCGCGGCGAGCCGCCGAACGGCCGGCCCCGGCGGCGAAGTCGCCGAAGGCGCCCATGTCGTCGTTGATCAGCATCTGGCGCGTCATGTTGACCAGACGGGCCGAGGTGGCCAGTTGCGACTCTTCGCGGCTCTCGTTGAACTTGCCGGCCTTGATCTCGCCGCCCTCGCCCAGCGGCAGCAGCTCGGGGAAGTCGCCGACGCGCAGGAATTTCTGCGGCTTAAAGTCGTTGTACGACTTGCGGGTGCACATCTCCCGATAGGTCGGTTCCTGCAGCTTGTACGCCGCCAGCAGATTCTTGTTGGCGGCCGCTTCCAGGAGGAGCGGGAAATCCGACGTGGACATCATGCCGCCGGCGCGGGTCGAGAGTTCCATGCCGCTCATGCGCGCCGTCACGGCATCATAGATGCGGACCGGATCCCGCTCGTTGATGCCCATGCGGTGACCCCACATGTCCAGCATCCGCCAGCCCATGAATTCGCGACCGGCCTCGGTCGGCGTGGTGCTCGACATGCGCGCCGACAACGCGTCGATCATGCAGGTACGCTGCTTGTCCTGGGCCTCGACGCCCACCCGCATCGCGCCGCCAGCCGCGGGTCGGGTCTGCTCGGCCTGCCGGGTCGCGGCGGCTTCCAGGATCGCTTCGGAAGCAGCGGCGCGGCTGATGCTCGGCCGCGAGAGGATCGCGTCGACATCGGCTTCCGGAATACCCTGGCCGACGCCTTGCGAGCGCAGAGTGATCACCTGGCCGGCGGTCAGACCGCCCGTCGACCCCGGCTCGATTTCCTGGGTAGCGGCGGCCGTCGTACCGGCGGCGGTGATCGAGGCCCGAGCCTGGGTGGCCGCGGCCAGGATCTCCGATTGCGCGGTCTCCTTGGTGATGCCCGTACGGGACAGGATGGCGTCAGCGGCATCGCCGGTGAGGCCGAGCGTCAGGGCTTGGGAGCGCAAGGCCAGGACGTCGGTGGCGCCCAGAGCGGCCAGCACGGCCACGGCCGAAGCGCCGCCCGGCGTGGCGCCGGTGGCGGAACGAGTCTGCATGTCTTCTTCCTCTTGGGAGAGTTGGCCGGCGCCGGGGTCGACGACGGTCTGTGAACCGGGGGATTCTTCCGCCGACCTGACCCCGGCTAGCGGGTCAGCGGGAACGGGGACGAGGCTGACTTCCATCAGCTCCCAACGAGTGGCGACCCAGTCGTCCTTCTCCTTGGTGTCGTCGATGATGCGGGTCCACTGGCTGACGTTGTAGCCGACCGAGATGCCGGTCAGCTCGCCGCGCTGGATCATCCCCGCGTACTGGTCGCCCTCGGCCGTCTCGGCGACCTTGACCCGGCCTACCAGTTGGCCATTGCGGATCTCGGCCGACAGCACCTTGCCGATCGGCTCGTCCATGTTGTGCCCGAACAGCAGGCAGACCTGGTTCAGGGCGACGCGGGCGAGATCGACCGATGCGTCGTCGATCTGCAGCGTCTCGGTGTACCAGCGGCGGTTGACCGTGGAACCCGTCGCGAACGTGGCGTCAAACTCACGCGTGGCCGCGTCGTAAGACGAGCCGGTGAACGACACATAGCGCACGCCGCGCGATGGCGGCGGCGCGCCACGCACCTGATCACCGGTCGCCGGCGCATCGGCGCGCGTCATCGTGACCGCCGCCGCGAGCGCGGCGCCGGCCATAAGGGCCTTCCTCATGTGGAACCTCTCGGGTTAGCGGCCAGCCACTAGGCGGCCTTGGACTTGTCCTGTCCGTCGGCGGGCATCAGCCCCGCCTGGATCGCGCCGGAACCAGCCGTCAGGCGGGGATCGGCGTCGTAGATGAGCTTGTCGGCGTCCGCCACCTCGTTGACCTCGGCCTGCAGGGCGAACGCCTCGCGCCAGTCGATCCCCATGCGGGCCATGACTTCTGGCAACTGGCCGGGGAACAGTCGCAGCCGTTCCTTAAGCGCCATGATGTCCTTGTAGGGATCCACCCAGGCACGCTCGGGAACAGCGATCTCGCCCCGAACATCCAGAAGCCGTTTGTCGCCGGTCTCCAGGACCGCCAGCTCCATGCAGACCTTGAACAGGCGCTTCAGGAGCTTCGGGCCGAAGACCGTGTAGATCCAGTCGTCCAGCCGTCTGTGGTAAGGCACGATATCGGCGCGCAGCGACGAATAGTTGGCGTTGCTGACGTCGCCGCTGACGATGTGGTGCGGCACACCTTTGGCCGCCGACGCCCGCATCACCTCGGACTTCACGAAGGCGTCCGCCCCGCCTGACGCCGAGGGGTTGATGACCTCGACTTTGTCCCCAGCCTTGCCATAGAGCACCATGCCCGGCGCCAGCTTGTCGATTTGCCGTCCGCGATCATCCTTCGAAGTGCTACCCAAGAGGTCGCCCTCGCGGCCGCCTTCGCCCGGCGTGACGTGAATAGAAAGGCAAGCTTCGACGCGGCGCTTCACCCGCAGGGCCGTGCGCAGCTGTTCGATTTCATCGTCGGTCAGAACGCTGGCATAGAACCAGGGAACGCCCCGCGCCTGGTCGGGCCACAGCTCTTCGAAGACATGCAGAACATAGCGGGCCTCGATACGCTCCGAGGCCCATGCCATCGTCCCGATCATGTCGCCGGGGTGGTTCGGGAAGATCCAGTAGGCGACGACGTCGCTCTCGGCATCGCGCTCCACGCCCATGACCACGGTGTTGCCGTTGGCCAGGATCTCAGTCTTCGACTGGTCCAGTTGCTCGCCCGGAAGAATCTGAATGCGCTGGCTGGGCTTCTTGCCGCGCGGGCGCAGGACGATCAGCACCTCGCCGCCCAGGATCACCTCTCGGACGATCACCTTCTCCTTGACCACATAGTCGAGGAGTTCATGGAACGCGGACCAGGCCTTCTGGGCCTTTGCCACGACCTGCTTCGTCGGGTGCGCGGCGCGAATGTCCAGCCCGGTCAGGTCGACGGTAAGGTTTCGAACCGCCGTCGCCACTTCGGTTTGGTTCTGCTCCATGTGCCTGACACGGGCTCGGATCCACGACAGGTCGGGCGATAGGTTGGCGTTGCCCGACAGGCCGTTGCCGCGCCAGTCACCGGAGGTACGGCTACGCTGGGCCGCCTCGTATCGGCGCCGTTCAAGCTCCTGGGCGCCCGCTTTCATCTCATCCAGGGCCAGCCGCGAACGTGTGCGCTGGAGCGCCGAGGACGGCGAAAACCATTCGACGGTGCGGTCGATCATCCAGCTGAGCGAGAGCGCCATGTCAGTTCCGATCGAAACCGGCGTAGCCGGTACGGGCCGTTGTCTTACCGCTCGCTTCCTTCACGTCGGCCTTGGCTGAATCGATGCGCGTCTGCAGATCCGCGCCTTCAGCGAACAAGGTCTCCTTGCCGTCGGACTGGCGCTGGCGGACGACGCCGGAGTCGCGGATCTTGCGCAGGCGCGCCAGGCCGGCGGCCGCGTCGGTCTCGTCCGTCATCAAAGCCAGTCCTTCTGTGATTTGATCCAGTCGCCATCGCCACCCTGTGGGGTTGGGGGCGGACTGGGTTGTTCCTTGGGCGGTTCGGCCTCGCTGGTGACCCGCGCCTCGCGACGCCTCCAGTCGTCTTCCTTCCAGCGGTGCGACTTCAGCTGCCAGCGCGCGCCCTCCGCCAGAATCGCGCAGTCCAGCGGCTCGTTTCGCTCGATCAGCTTTTCCCACTTCAGCTTGCCGCGGCTGCTCTTGCGCAGCTCCTCGGAGACGAAGCCCTCCAGGAGGTCTTTCTCCTCGTCGATCCACGACGGCAGGTGCACGAAACGCTCGGAGGGGCCTTCGGCGGACGGGCCGCGACGCAGGTCGTCGTACCAGGCCCGCTTCGCCTCGGCGGTGTAAACCCACATCTGCCGGCGGCCGGCCATCACGACCTTACCGTCGCGGGTCACGTCGATGACCTTCGGCGCCGAGAAGTGGACGATCTTGCCCCAGCCCTCGGCCCCCTTGGAGCCGACGTTGCGGGACTTGGCCAGGTGCTCGAGGACGTCATAGACATCCGAGGGCCGGTCGCCGGCGTCATGCAAGGCCATCTCGACCCGCAGGCATCCGCCCAGCTCGTGACGCCAGTCCTTGTCGAGCGCCATCGCGTCCAAGTCGGCGGCGATGTCCTTCGCCGGCCGCAGCTTGCGATCCGCGTCCAGGCGCTCGACGACCACCTTGTCGACCAGCCAGCGCTCGCGATCCCGGGCCCAAGCCCAGACGAACACTTCGATCCGGTTCTTCTGGTAGTCGACACCCGCCGTCAGCAGCAGTCCGCCGGCCGGGACGACGCCCTTCTCCATGGTGTCGTCCAGCCGCTGGCGCAGCTCGCTCGCCTGCATGGCGTCTTCGCTGATCTTCCAGGGCAGGCCCAGGATGGTGTTCTGGAACACCTGCATCCGCGACGACAGGCCGGAGGCGACCACCGCCTCCCAGGTCTGCACCAGCTGGGCCCAGGTGCGCTGTCCGAGGCGGGCGTACAGGGTCGACAGGTGGAAGCCCGCCGTGTCCTTTCGGATCGGGTTCAGTTCGGTCGCCCGCCAGACCCCGTCGTTCCAGATCCCTTTCCAGGATCCTTCCGTGAACTGCTCCTCGCAGGCCACGCATTGGAGCTTGACGGTGTCAGGCTCGCCGTTGTCCCACTTGATGTTTTCCCACAGCCACTGCTGCTTGGTCCCGCACCCTGGGCAGGGGCACTCGAACACCCGCTGGTCAGACTGCAGCCATTCGCGCCAGACGATCGACGCGCCCTCGACCGTCGGCGACGACGGCAGGAACATCTTCCCCAGCACGCCGTACTCGGCGATGCGGTTGGCGGCCAGGTCGACCGGGTCGCCTTCCTTCAGCAGCTCCGGCGACCAGCGATCGACCTCGTCGCCCATGAAGCGCTGGACGGTCAGCGAGGCGAAGTTGTTGGGGCTGTTGGAGCCCCCGAACATCAGGTCGACGTTGTCGTTGCTGAAGTGCAGCCCGGCGGTGTCGATCGACCGGCCGGGGAAGCACTGCTTCAAGACCGACGTGGTCTTGAGCATCGGCTTGAACTTGGTCTTGACGATCCGCTTGGCGACCGCCTCGCTGGGCAGGATCATCAACAGGGACTGGCCCTGCGTGACCCCCTGCCCGGCCCAGATCAGGCCAAGTTCCGTGAACCCGAGCTGGGTGCCCTTGGGCGCCACCACCCGCTGAAACGGGCTCTTCTGATCCAGGGTCTCCAGGATCTCGCGGGCCCAGGGGGTGGCTCTGGACCGCCAGCGCGAGTCCTTGCCTTCCTTGGTGTACGTCCGGTGCTCTTCGCCGAACTTCAGCGGCGTCAGCCGCTCCTTGGGCGAGATCTCGTCAGCTTCGGCGTCGAGCAGAGCGGCCGCGCCCAGCAGCTCGGGCCAGTTATCGTTTTCCCCCTCGCCGCTGGGCAGCGGCGGCGGCGTGGCTGCGGGCGTCGCTGGCAAGGTCTTCTCTCATCTGCACGGCGACGATTTCATCCAGGGCCAGGAACACCTCGTGCTCCGCGACCCCCAGGCGTGCGGCGACGACGCCGGCGAAGTTGGCGGGCATGCGGTCGATCGACGAGCCGACCTTCTGGACAAAGGCACGATGGGCGCCGACGGCGGCCTCGCGGTCGACCAGAAGGCCTTGGGCGGCGGCCAGGCGCTGTTGCTTCCATCGGGTGTCCGCCTCGACCCCCGCGGCCTTGGCCTCGGCGATCCGCGCCATGGCCAACTGCTGGGGGCTCAAGTCCGGCGGCGTGGAAGCCGCGGGCGGGGCCGATGTCGATGGGGTTGGCGGCGGCCCCGGGGGAGGGTCGGGAACCGCCGCCTTGGGATCGACCGGAGTGACGCCCTCGCCCCGATCGTTCCCAGCGTGGGACAAACCGGCGGGCGGCTCCGCGCCTCCCGCCATGTTCAGCCCGCGTAGACTTCCGTCAGATGCAACCCGCACCTCGGTGTTGGCCATCCGCCAGGCATCAGCCTCGTGGATGTTCACCAGTTTGGAGTCGCGGCGCCCCTCGGGATCCTTGCCGTTCTCGAACGGCATGCCCTTGTTGAAGAATTCGCTCATCCGAGGCTTGGTGATGCCGACGCGGCGCGCGTACTCGGCGGCCGTCACCCACGTGACGTCGTCGGCGCGCCGAAGCGGTGTGGCCCTGGATTTACGAGAAGACTTCGTCGTCTTACGCGGGGCCATGGCCTCGCTTCCGGACGATGTTTGGGAGCGGCGCGCGTTTCTGCACCACTAGTGACCGAATCACCTGATTCACGGGTTTTGTCGATCTAACAGATTTGACTTTGTTGATATCGACGTTCGCCGAAGTGGCGAGAAGGTCTCGCCTCGTCATGCGGGCTGGCGGTGTCAGGTCGATCGTCGGCGCGGGATTGCATGTCCGCCAGCTGTCGCTTCCCCAGTCCGCGACGTCCCACTCGACACGGTCGGCAGCCCAGTCGACGCCGATCACCATCGGGCCGGCGTCGAGCGCGTGATCGTCAATGCGCCACCAGTGCTTGGCCGCCCTGAACCTGTTGAGCCTGTCGTAGGCCTCCAGCGCTCGGCTCATCATGATCTCGGTCAAGCCACAGCAGGACGGCTTGACGATGGTGATGTCCTCGTCGCTGAACGGCTCTCCGAAGGCCCGTTGGTACCATCCTCGGCGATCGTCGCCGTCCCCGAGACGCTTGGTCCGAAGGTGCGTGACATCGGGAGCCATTACCGTCGCCAGGATGTCCCGCGCCCAAGGCGCGGCCCGCGCCTCCCAGCGGGCCAACTCGGTCTTGCCCAGCTGCTGGGAGGGGTGCACGACGCGACAGCGGTCCGCGAACTCCGCCACCGTGACCCCGCGCGCCGTCATGCCTCGACCTCCATGGCGATCAGCATCTCTTCGACGGGATCGACGACCACCTGGCGCACCGGCGCCTCCAGCGGCTCGCCGGCCAAGTACTGCTGGCGGACCGACGCCCCCAGGGCCTCGGCCTTCTCCAGGATCGTGAACTCGGCGTCGAACGGGTTCAGGTAGTGCCAGCCGCCATGCTTGCGCTGCGCCAGGTGGTGGGCCTTCACCTGGTCCAGCACGACCTTCGCCGTGGCCCGATCGTTGGTCCAGACGGCGAAGCTGTCGACGATGTCGGTCGGGTTCCGGGCCTTCATGTCGTAGAGGGCCTGGCGCGGGTCGGCGCTGATCGACAGGTGCGTGAACAGCGTGCCCTCGACCATCGTGCAGATCGCCACGACCGCGTAACCCTCCGGCGCCGAGAACACGATCCCGGTCCGCTTGGCGGCCTGCAGCATGGCCCGGCGATAGGTTTCGCGGGCCCAGTTGTCGCTGCGCCCGAACTGGTCGCCCAGGTCGGTCCAGGACGCGCCGTCCTCGAGGTAGAAGTCGTCGAGCGCCTTGTAGCGCACCAGCTGGTAGATCTCGGTCCGCAGCCCCTCCAACAGCGCCAGGGCGCCGAGCAGGTCGTCGACGTCGGCGCCGGTGGGCCGGAACTTCCGCTTCGGCTTGTCGCCGTCCTTCTCGCGTTCGATCCGGTCGGCCAGTTCGATCACATGGTCCGGCCAGCCGCTGCGCACCGCCGACGGCCCGTCGCCGCTCAGCGTGGTCAGGGTCAGCATGGCCCGGTGGAGTCGCGCCTCCAGCGCGTCGATCGCCCCCTCGTCCGGCACGGATTGGCCGCGGCCCGGCAGGCCCAGGGTCTCGTCCCTTGGCCCGTCAAAGCCCGGCTTGAAAATGCCTCGTCTCGCCCCCGACTTCGCCATCACCCCAACTCCACGCCCGGCTTCAATTCGAACTTCGCCTTGATCTGGTCGACCAGGCGGGACCAGCTGTTGGTCTCCAGGAAGGTCGCGCGGCCGAGACCCCGGCTGGACGAGGCCGCGCCCAGGTGCGGCTTGGCCGTACAGCGGGCCTCGAGGCGCCGCCGCTCTCCGGCCAGGCCGGTGTACTCGTTCAGGGACCTGTCATCGCAGGCCAGGCCGACGTGCTTGGTGCAGAAGAAGGCCTTGCGCCCGAAGGTCGGCCGGCCGGTGATCCGGCAGTCCAGGACCCCGCAGGTGATCGTCGGTTCACGCATCGGCCTTTACCTCATCCCATGTCAGCTTGTCGGGGCCGAACCGCTGCGCGATCGACCGGGCGTGCCACAGGGTCGGCGCCCCAGTTCTGGGCGACCGAACGACCGTCGCCTTGATGCCGGCCAGAGCCTTCCGGCCAGTGGCGTCTATGGCCATCTGCGCTTCGTACTTGGCCGTGATGACGTTCTCGGCAGCGCCGTCCCAGCGCTTGCCGGTCCGGAAGTCCTCGACGCTCCATGTGATCGTGGCCATCAGCGGCCCACCTTCCGGTCGTAGCGCGCGAACAGCTCAGCGTTCCGACGCTTCATCTCGTCGCGCCGAATCTCGAAAAGGGCACGATCAAGACGCTTCGCTCGCCGCATTCGACGCGCCAAAAACGCAGCGCCAACAGCAAGCACGATGACGTGGAGGCCGATGATCAACTCGAACCAACCCATCAGGCGGCCTCCCCGGCGGCCTTGACGATCACCTGCACGCCGAACTCGTCGACCAGCATCTTGCCGACCGTGGTCCGCAGCTTCTTCTCGACCGTTGTGGCCAGGCAGACGATCGCCGCAGGCACGTCGCTCCACGTCGTCACGCTGTCGAGCCAGCTGGCGGCGAAGGCCTCGCCTTCCTTGCGGCTGCAGCGGGTCTTGGCGACCTGGGCGATGATCGCGTCACGGATGTGATCCGGCCCCGTCCAGTGGCTCTTCGGCTGCCCGCCCGTCGGCGCCCAGTTCTGCCATTCGCGCAGCTTGAGCCAACGGTGGAAGGCCTTCATCGGCTGCTTACCGCCCGAGGCGAAGACGACGTCGGAGACCGCTTTCGTCGCCGCGAACAGCCCGTCGGCGTCGATCTCGCCGCTAGCGATGAACTCCCGCCACAAGGTCCGCGCCATGCCCATGTCCGCCGGACCACGGGATTTGTCGTGCAAGACCGACCATGCCTCGTCGAACCTGTCACGATCGCCCCCCGTGGGGGGTTGGGGGGAATCTTCTTTTCCCTTTCCCTTTCTAGCCGTGACTTTTTCGTGACCCGTCACAGCTTCAGATCGTGACATGTCATGGGGACGGTCACGGTCTTGGTCACGTTGTTCGCCGTGACTTGTCACGCGTGACTTGTCACGCTGGTCACGCGTGACCATGGCGTCCGCCACCAACCGGCGCAGGTCGCTCGTCTTGGTGTTGAAGGCGACCGACAGGTTCAGACCCGAAGCTTCTTCGAACAGGCGCCGGCGATCGTCGCGCTCGCGCCGTTTGCGGGCCGCGTCGCCCGACCGCTTTTCCTGGAAGACCTGATGATCCGGCAGGGCGTTCATCGCCCGATCCGCGACGTCCGGGTGGTAGAGGAACCCGTCCGAGCATTTGACCCAGCCATGAAGGGCGCGATCCTTGACCTTCTCCCAATCGCAGAAGTCGACGCCGGCCAGCTTGGCCAAGGCGCGCGGCTCGTCCGGAAGGGATGCGGCCGGGATCCGGCTCCACGAGGCCGCGCGCAGCAGCATGGCGGCCTTGAACTCGTCTCCGGTCGAGAGCAGGACCAGGTCGGAGATCAGGATGTTCTGCACCTCAAACGGCATGTACGGCAGGCCGCGCAGATCGCAGTCGGTCGAGGTAAGCGGGTCGGGCAATTGGGCGTGCGTCATCGTGATCCCGCTACTGGTGGCGTCTGTTCTGAATGTCTGAGAACTTCGTCGTGTCGGCGTCGAAGGCCAGCTTGACGGTGCCGATCGGACCGTGCCGTTGCTTGGCGATGATCACCTCGGCAAGGCCGATCACCTCCTCCATCAGCCGCTGCCACTCGAGGTGTTCAGGGGTGCCCTCGCGCGGCTCGGTGCGTTCGGCGTAGTAGGCCTCGCGGTAGACGAACGCGACGATGTCGGCGTCCTGCTCGATCGACCCCGACTCCCGCAGGTCCGACAGCATCGGCCGCTTGTCGGCGCGCTGCTCGACCATCCGCGACAGTTGCGAAAGCGCGATCACCGGGCAGCCAAGTTCCTTGGCCAGCGCCTTCAAGGCCATGGTGATCTGGCTGACTTCCTGCACCCGATTGCTGTTGGGGCCCAGGTCCGTTCCCGTGACCAGCTGCAGGTAGTCGACCACGACGAGGTCCAGGCCGACCTGGCGCTTGAGCCGGCGCGCCCGGGCGCACAGCTTCGCGATGGAAAGGCCGCCGGTCGCGTCGATGTAGAGCGGCGCTTCCTGGATCTCCATGGCCGCGTCGCGGACCCGCCCGAACTCGCTGGCGTTGATCTCACCCTTCCGGAGGCGATCACCCGAAACGCCGGACGCGTCGGCCAGCATCCGCAGGGCCAGCTGCTCGGCGCTCATTTCCAGGGAGTAGAAGGCGACCACGCCGCCCTGGATAGTCTTGCGCGAGCCGTCCGGCTGCACCTCGTAGGCGTAGCGCTTGGCGACGTTGAACGCGATGTTGGTGGCCAGGGCCGTCTTGCCCATCGACGGGCGGCCGGCCAGGACGATCAGGTCGGACGGGTGCATGCCGCCCAGCTTCTGGTCGATGTCCGACAGCCCGGTCGAAACGCCCACCACCCCGCCGGCGCTGCCGTAGGCCTTGGCCACCATCTCGACAGCGCCGCGCAGAGCGTCGCCAAAGGCCACGTAGCCGCCGCGCACGTCGCCGTGTTCGGCGAGGTTGTAGAGCCCCTGCTGGGCCCGCTCCAGCTCCCCGTCGACCTCGTCCTCGTCGATCGCCTGGCCAGCGGCCAGCACCATCTCGTTGCCGATCCGGATCATCTCCCGGCGGCGCAGCAGGGTGCGCAACTGACGGGCATAGCTGACCACCATCGACGCCGGCGGGGCGAACTCGACCAGCTGGGCCAGATAGGCCAGGCCGCCCAGCTCCTCGTACGCGGGATCGCCGACCAGCCAGTCGTGGGCCAGGCGGGGCTCGACCAGTTCACCCTTGCGGATCGTCGTGACCACGCGGGTGAACAGGCGCTCCAGGAACGGGTCGTGGAATGCTGCGGGCGTCAGCCAGTCGATCCGCTCGACCGCCTGGTTGTCGGCCAGCAGCATGCCCACCAGGGCCATCTCGGTCTGGACGTTGTGCGGCAGGACCGCCGCGGGGAAGGATTGCGAGCCGTCAGCCATGGACGACGGCAGTACTGAAACTCATCGACACTTCTCCGATGGTGAAGGGGTCGTCAGCGCGCGCGAACCGGCGGGCGCGGAGGCTGGCGCAGACCAGGCGCCGAATATCGCCACCCGACATGTGCTCCATCGCGAAGGTGCAAAGGTCGGAGCCGGTCCAGCGCGACTTGGCGCCCAGATGCCGCAACGCCGCCTTCACCTCATGGACGTGCATCAGGCTCAGGACGGACTCGGCCAGGATGCGGCGGCGGCCGTACCACTTCAGCGGTTTGCTCACCTTCTGGAGCTGGCCGCCGCTCTCAAGCCAGACCGTCGCAGCGCGCAAGTGCTCATTGAAGTTCTTGTTGACGACTTGGCGCCCATCGACCGTCACGTAGATTTCGCGGAAGCCCAGGATCTGGTCGACGTGCTTCGACGTACAGATCACGCGGTAGTCGTCGCTGACCGACAGCGCGAATTTTGACTGATGCGCCAGCCGCTTCAGGCTGTCCTTCTCGGACTTGATCTCGCAGACCACGATCCGGTCGTGGTCGATCGCGGCGACATCCAGCCTGGCGCCGCCGATCTCCAGCTCGTGAATGATCCTGGCGGCTGGGAACTCGGCCCGCAGCATGGCTACCGTCGCGGCGCGCACGCGTTCTTCCGCATCCGAGAAGATCATGCGGCTGCTCCCTGATCTTGAAATCTCGCGGCCTTCACGGCCTCGGCCACGCGCCCGCGCTCGGCCTTCAGCGCCACCAGCTCGTCCAGCGCGCCGGGCTCGGCCAGGCGCGCGCGGGCGTCAGCGATGCGGCGATCGACGTCTTCCTGCTCGGTCAGCAGGTCGAACAGCGCCGACTCCGCCGGCGAGACCTCGGACTTGGCCAGGATCGTGTCGATGGTCGGCCGACCGCTCGCCAGGGTGGACGCGGCGACCTTCAGCTCGGGCGTGGCGCCGGCCTTCGGCGCCGCCCAACGCCCGCGCGGGCCTTGGCCCCGGCGCAGATCCTGGAACTGGGCGTCATAGCGGCCCATCAGGTCGCGCATGTAGGCGCTGGAGAGGTCCGCGTGCTGGATGGTCCGCGCGGCGAGGCGAAGGCGCCCGCGCAGGCCGGCGCGCTGCTCCGGCGTCGCCAAGGCGTCGACGGCGCGCTCGTGTTCGAACAGCAGCTCGACCAGCGGCCGCGTCTGGCGAAGTTGGGCGACAAGCGCGGCCACGCCCTGCTCGCGCAGCACATCGTCGGGGTCCTTGCCGCCCACGGGCAGGGTGAACTTGAACGTCCGCCGCGGCTCCAGGAGCGGCAGCGCCCGTTCGATCGCGCGCCAGGCGGCGCGCTGGCCGGCGGCGTCGCCGTCGAAGCACAGGGTCGGCTCGTGATGGAAGCGCCACAGCGCCAGCATCTGGCCCTCGGTCAGCGCCGTGCCCATCGGCGCGACGGCCGCGATCCCCGCCCGCTGGCAGGCGATCACATCCATATAGCCCTCGACCACCGCTAGGTCGGCGTCGACGCCGCCGGCGTGTTGAATCCGCCGGGCCTCGAACAGGCCGTAGAGCGTGCGACCCTTGTCGAACAGCACCGTCTCCGGCCCGTTCAGGTACTTGGCCTTCGCCGACGGGTTCAGGGCCCGGCCGCCGAACGAGATGATCTTCCCGCGCGCATCGGTGATCGGGAAGATGATCCGGTCGCGGAAGCGGTCGAACGGCGCCGTGCCGTTCTCCTCGTCGACCAGGATCCCCGCGGCGACCAGCTCGCCCGGGCGAGCGCCCTTGGCGACCAGATAGTCCTTCAGGGCCGTGCGGCCTTCCGGGGCATAGCCGATCTTGAAGCGCGACCACTCGCTCTCGGGCAGGCCGCGCCCCTCGAGATAGGCTCGGGCGCCCTGCCCCACCGGCCGGCGCAACTGCGCCTCGAACCAGGTGGTGGCCAGATCCAGCCAGTCGGTCAGGCTCGCGCGGCGCCGGTCCATCTCGGCCGCTTGCGGGTCGGCCGCCGGCAAGGCCATGCCCGCCTCGGCGGCCAGGCGCTCGACCGCCTCCGGGAACGACAGGCGCTCGGTCTCGACCAGAAACTCGATGATGTCGCCGTGCTTGCCGCTGGAGAAGCAGTGGTAGAAGCCCTTCTCGTCGTTGACGAAGAACGACGGGCTCTTCTCCTTGGTGAAGGGCGACAGACCGGAATACTCGCGCCCGGCGCGGCGCAGCTTCACCGTCTTGCCGATCACGTCCGAGGGCCGCAGCCGGGCCTTCAGCTCGTCGATAAAGTGGTCGTCGAAGCGGCTCATGCGGCCTCCCGCTGCGCTTTTTCTGCAGCGGCCTCGGCAGCGCGAGTTTCGGCCGTGGGGACTTCCAGGATGTGCAGGCGCTTTTTGGTCAAGCCGGCAAACCGCCAGCCTGCCTGGTAGAAGCAGTGGCCCCATGTCGGGCGCGAGGCTCTGATCGTAGGCGCGACGCCGCGTGGATCGACATAGGTGTAGAACCGCTCGCCCGGCCAGCGATCCCAGGCCAGGTCCATCGCCGAGGTCAGCATCGCGGAGGCGACGTCGCCGCCCTCTCGCCGGAAGATGGCGCAATTCACCCCTTCCTGACCGGCGTCGTTGATGAACTTGCGCCAGGCACACAGAGCCCCACCGTCGGCGGTCATCAGAACCAGCTTCTCGCCAGGGCCAACGATCAGCTTCGGTCGGCGGCCGTCTGCATAGACGTAGCGGCTGTAGTGGCGGTCGAAGATGGCGCGGCACGATGCGTCGCCATCTTTCATCTCCATCCAGCCTTCGCCGATCAGGAAGGGCTGGACCGTCATGCGGCAGCCCCGTCGAACAACGGCAGCGGCTCGAGGCCGCGCCGGTCGTCCGCCCCAGACACCATCGCCAGCTCGTTCTTCAGACGACGCTGGGCCATGGCCGCGTAGTCGGGATTGAGTTCGATCAGGATGGAGTCGCGCCCCAGCCGTTCGGCGACCAGCGCTGTCGTGCCGGCCCCGCCGAACGGGTCGAGTACTACCCCCCCCCGTGGACTTCCCGCCAACACGCATGGGGTGATCAACTCAGGCGGATAGGCCGCGAAGTGCGCGACCTTCAGAGGCTTTGAAGCCACGGTCCACACCGAACGCTTGTTCCGCTCAGACCCCTCCCAAGGAATAGAGCCGCAGACATTGGCCCCAGTTCCGTCCGGACAACCACGTGCGGCACCGGGTTTCCTTGCCAGGTTTCCTGAGCGGCGCCTTGGCGGAAAGCCACCTGACTTGTCCCGATCCTGACCCCGGGCTGCCGCGGCTGCCTGTTCTCCCCGACCGGTCACCCTCGCGCGCTGTTCGTAGCGCTCCTTCGGATCGGTCGTGATCGGTTCAGCGATCGCACCCGCGTCGAAGTAGTACCGGCGAGACTTGCTCAGCAGGAAAATGTACTCGTGCGACTTGGTGCAGCGATCCTCCACGCTCTCGGGCATGGGGTTCGGCTTGTTCCAGATGATGTCTTGGCGCAGGAACCATCCATCCTCACGCAGTGCGAAAGCCAGCATCCACGGGATGCCGATCAAATCCTTGGGCTTCAACCCCGCGCCTTTCCGCGATGCAGTCTTGATCCGCGCCCCCTTGCAGATGTCTTCCTTGCCGCGACGCCGATCGGCGAACTTCTGTCCGGTTTGGCGGCCCGCTGTTCCGCCGACCGAGACGTAGCTGTCGCCGATGTTGACCCACAGCGTGCCGTCCTTGCGCAGGACCCGGCGGACTTCGCGGAACACCGCGACCAGCTTCTTGATGTAGGCGGCCGGCGTCCTCTCCAGCCCGATCTGGCCTTTGACGTCGTAGTCGCGCAGCCGGAAATACGGCGGGCTGCAGATGCAGGTGTGAACGCTGTTGCTGGGTAGGGCGCGCAGCTGGGCCAGGCAGTCGCCGACGAGGATGGAGACGGTCAAACGTCTTCCTCCGGCGCCGCCACCTGGTCGGCGACCTGGTAGACAATCTCGCTCGCGGCTTTCGGGCCGAGCAGGCGCTTCAATGCGACCGCCCAGGCGCACAAGAACGCGATCGCGAGCGATTTCGCCACCTCGACCCCGAACTTCTGAGACGCCTTGTCTACGGCGGCGGCGGCGATGTAGCCGGCTTGCTCTGCTGTCGATCCGATCACGTCCGCACCCCTTCCATGCGGGGCTGCATGAAGGCGTTCTCTTTCGGCACGGCCGACAGCTGGACCGCCAGGTGCAGCACCTGGCCGGGATAGGCCGGATCGTCGTACTGGAGGTCGGCCGAGAACCCGGTCTCGTTCAGCGACAGCTCGGCGTGCGGACGGAAGGTCGCGCGGCGGCGCAGCTCGAGGGCGACGATCGCTTCGATCCCCGGCGACATGGCCAGGGCCCGAGCCGCTTCCGTCGGGATCAACCAGGAGATTTTCTTGGTGGTCTCGGTCATCGCCCCCTCCATCGCCTAGATCACGGCGCGCGAGCTGTTCGGGCCGCGCACGCGGTTCCGGGCCACCATGTCGCGGTGTGCGGCGCCGATGGCCGCCTTGATGACCTTGGCCTTGCTGGCGGGGTTCGACGGCTTCCAGGCGACGCGCTCGTGGCAGTCGCAATACGGCCGCATCGGGTCGCCGGTGCCCGCGGCGCAGAAAAGCTGCAGGTGCATCTCGCCGATCGGCGGAGTCGGGCCGACCGGGTACTTGCAGCACGAGGCCTTCAGGCCGCGATCGACCAGGACTCCGTCATCGCCACGCACGAAGTCCACCAGCAGCACCGCCTGGCCGACCACGACCAGTTCTGGCGGCGGCATGGGCAGGGGTGGCTTGCCGATGGGAACGACGTCAGGCGCCGCCGCTTCGGGCGTCAGCACCGCGCGGGGGCCGCCCGGATAGGTCTTGGGGCCGAGACTGGCCTGGGCCGGCGGCGGCCGAGGCGCGACAGGTACCGATCGGCTGAAGGTCCGGGGCTTCTCGGGCTTGGCCGCGCGGCTATCGGTCGTGATGCCCCTACGCGACAGCATGCCGATCACGGCGTTGCGCGTGACAGAATGCTTGTATTTTTCGGACAGCTTCCTGGCGATCTGCGAGCACGACAGCTCATCCTTGACGAACCAGTCGGCGGCCAGAAGCTTGTTTTCGTCGGTCCACGGGAAACCGGCCACGTCAGACCTCCTTGATCTTGATGTTGTGGATGCTGGCCATCAGGCTCTTCTTCAGCCGGTAGGATTTCTCGCGGGCCGTGGCCTCGGACTTGGCGTCCTCGACGACCACCGCGCCGGTGGCGATCACGCGGTAGCGGAAGTCGGCGCGATAGGTGATCAGCGGGTCACCGCCCAGCTCGAAAACCACCTGGCGCTCCAGCTGGTCGATCTCGCCGGCGCGCACCATCAGCTTCAGGACGCCCCAGCGCCGGGCCTCGTGCGCGGAGTCGAACCAGATGCCGTCGAACTTGGTCCGGACCGCGCCGTACTTGTTCTTGCGCTTGGGCGCCGGCGTCTTCTCCCCCGCGATCAGCGCGAACGCGCGGTCGCCGCGGCGATCCTTGGGACCGCCCCGCAGCTGAGCCAGCGCCTGCTGCGCCAGGGGATGGGACGCCGGCACGCGCATCAGGCGGCCTTCGGCAGAGCGGGCGGCCAGGGCGCGTCGGCCAGATAAGCCAGAGCGGACTCTGGCCGGGCCCAGAGCGGGGGCTGGTCGCCCTCGTCCGCCGGCGCCGACGAGGCGGCAATCCGGCGAAACACCGCGACGATCGACATGTCCTGCTTCAGCTTCGGACCGATGATCTGGTCGCGGCGGACGCTCTCCATGACGTTCTTGATCAGCGCGGGTGACGCGCCCTCGAGCACCGCCGAGATCCGGCCGATCGTCTCGTCGTCGATGTCGAGCGGCTTGCTGTAGCGCTTCACGATCGCGAAGCGCTGCTCGGGCTCAGGCAGGTCCACGGTCATCTGGACCTGGAAGCGCCGCCAAATGGCCGGGTCGATGATATCGCGCCGATTGGTCGCGGCGAACACCATCCCGTCGTGCCGGTCCAGCATTTGCAGCAGGGCGATGACGACCTTGTTGCCCTCTTGGCCGACCGAGCCGCTGTTGTCGGACCGATTGGTCGCCAGGGCGTCCAGCTCATCCAGGAACAGCACGACGTCGACTTCACGGGCCAAGGCGAAGAGTTTCGCGACCTGTTCGGCCGACTGGTTGACGTATTTCGACGCCACATTGGCCGCCTCAACGACCAGCATCGGCAGACCCAAGCGGGCGGCGATGTGGTGCATCAACGTCGTCTTACCGGTGCCCGGCGGGCCGTCGAAGATCCCGCGCAGGCGTGCCTTCACTCCAACCAACGCCAGTTCTTCGGGCGGGGTCGAAAGCTCCAGCATCAACTGGTGCAGGGCTTCGCGGACCGGCGGGTTCAGGATCGGTGGCTCGCTTTCGTCGGGCATCCGCAGGTCGCCGTACTGCTTCAGCGCTTCAAGCTTGGCGTCCAGCGACGGGGGCTTCAGCAGGTCGCTCAACGGCGTCGGCTTCATGGTGCGGTTTTCGCGGCTCACGCGTCACCGCCTTCCGAGCCCTCGCCACCTTCGCCCTCGGGCTTCGGCCCGCCCTTCTTCGGCTTCGGCGTCGGACGCCAGGCCTCGGGGATGTCCATGCCGTCCGAGCCGCTGGCCTGGCACCACGCCTCGTCCCACCACCCGCGCTGCTTGGTGCGCGGCTTGTAGGGGTTGGCCAGGACCGGCTGACCGGACTGAGCGGCGGCCGCGCCCTTCGCTCGGGCCTCATCCTGGCTGTCCTCGACGACGGGATCGTCCGCAACGACGTCACCGCTGGCGCCGCCGGGCGGCTCCTGTTCGTCGTCGTCGCTGAACGGCAGCTCGGAGTCTTCATCGTCACCGCCTTCCGGCCGGCGCTTGCGCTCCTCGGAAAGTCGGCGCAGAGCGGCCTCGCCGAGAGGCGTTCCGCCCAACATTCCCAGGGCGCCTTCGTAGATCTGGGTCAGCGCGTCTTCTTCCTCGCGCTGTTCGGGCGTCAACTTCGCGCGTCGCAGCACGTTGTTGAGCACCTTCTTCGAGAACCCGCGCTTGGCAGCGGCGGCTTTCGTCTCAGCGATCCGCTGATTGATCTCGTCGCGTTCAGCGAAGAGTTCGACGACCTTGTCGTAGAACACCTGCAACGGATTCCGGTTGGCCATCGCGCCATCCCCCTAAAACCTAACCCCGACCGCGTTTCTGGGTGCGGTCTTTCCCGTTGACGGTGGCGGACGGCCTACGAGGGGCCGTTCACCAGCCCGTCCAGACGTCGGTAGGCCCGCTCCCAGCGGTCGTTGGCCCAGTCGCTGGCGCGAACCGAGCGCAGGACGAGGGCGACGCCGTCGACCAGCTCGAGGCCGAGCAGGACGGCGGTCAGGGCGATGCGCTTAGCGAGCTTGGGCAAGGAGCCGCCTCCGGTGCTGGTGGGCCAGCAGGCGCTCGCGCCGCATGGCCAGTTCGGCTTCGTCACGGGCGATCCGCGCCAGTTGCAGGTCTTCGGCAGACATCACGGCCGGCAGGAACACGGCCTCGACCAGATCCTGGCCGTAGGCGCCCAGCAGGGCCTCGACGTGCGAGGGCCAGGACGGCCAGGCGCCGGTCAGCCATTTCTTGATCGCGTCCAGCCCAACCTCGACGCCCAAGGCGGCAAGCGCCTGTTGAACCGACTTGGCGGTGTGGTGCGGGTGTTTCTGGACGAGGAAGTCGCGCAGGCGACCGGCGAGGCCCGGATCGCGACCGATTTCGTTCCCTTCCAGGAGACTGACTTTGATGACGGCGGGCCTCATCGTGACCCCGCAATCAAGCCGAGGGGGCCATGGCCACGCGCAAGACCACAACGATCCAGACCATGCGTCAGGCGGCCAAGGCCGCGGGCGTGCGGCTCTACAGCAAGGCCGGTTTGGCGCTGGCGGTCGGCCTGCTGCGCCGAGGCGCTGACGGGGCGCGCGCCGCGCCCTTGCCCCCTCGCCCGACGGTCGTCGAATGAGCGCCCGCGAAGCGTGCTCCAGCACGGACCTTCCCGCCGCACGCGAAGAATGACGGCTAGATGACTGATATCGGGGAGAAAATCGCGATTTTTGGACGCAGTGAAACCGGTGGCTGTACCACAACCCGACCATGTCGGGTTACCGATCAGTCCCATGCCGCACGAGTCCAAAGCCCCGCTTTCGCTACCCTCATCCCGCCAGGATCTGATCCTGGAGGCCATGCTGACCGTCGGCGAGATCCGCAAGCCGGGGTACGTGCAGAAGGTCATGGACCAGCTGCTCGCCCAGGCCGCCTCGGTCGTGGCCGAGCTGCGACCGAACGCCGCGCCCGAACAGGACAGCGAAACGCGCAAGGACGCCGTGAAATGGCTGCGCCAGGCGTCCGTGAGGGCGCGGGCCAGGGCCGAGGAGCGGCACAAACGAAAACGCGATACCCGAAAGCGGCACACGTAGAACTTGCGTACCTTAAGATTGTGTGCGTGAATTCCCTCGACCAGAGTTCGGGGGAGCGCGTAGGTGTCCAGTTTAAGCGTCAGGGGCCCGGCCCCATTGGCCGCGTCCGTTCCGGCCAAGCCGGAGAAGTGCCGCAAGCAGACCCGCAAGCGGCTAAAGTCGCTCAAGGGTCCCAAGGCCCGCGACGGGTTCGCGCTGCACCCGGACACCATCGAACGCATGTGGATCCGCCGGCGCTGCGACGATTGCCGGGCCTGCGACCTCTTCTGAGGTGGGCGCGCGGCCGGCGGGAGGATGCCGACCGCGCTGTTTTCCCGGGAGGGCTCGACACCACCGGGGAAAGGGACGAGGCGCGCGCTCATGCGGCGGCGCCTTCTTCGGAAATCACGGCGCGTCTCTCGGCGGCCAATTCGGGAAATTTGCGGGCCTCAGCGGCGCGCGCCAGCTCCTCGAGGGTGGCGATCTTCAGTTGGACCAGGGACGGCCAGTACTCGGGCGGGATCGAGCCTGCACCTTCGCCGCCGAGCGGCCATGAACGGACCGTCGGATCCGGCAGGTCGATGCCGACGCTCGCCAGTTGCCTGCGAACGGGCGTCACGCCGCCCGCGTCTTCCAGGATTTGTCGGTGAGATCGCTCGCTCATGCCAAGCATCGTGAAATTTTCACGATGAAAGGTCAAGCCCAGATCGTGAACCATTCACGATCAGCGCCGGTAAAATCGTGAAATGTCCACGACCGACGCCAAAACCCGTCAGAAGAACCGAGAGGCCGGAGCGAGGCTCAAGGCCTCCCGCGAGGGCGCCGGTTACGAGACGGCGACCGACGCCGCCGAGGCCCTAGGGCTAAGCCGCAACACCTATATCCAGCATGAGAACGGCACGAGTCCGTTCTCTAGAAAGAAGGCCGAGGTCTTCGCAAAGAAGTTCCGCACGACGCCTGAGTTTTTGATGTTCGGGCCGAGCGAGCGCATGGGCCGCATCGTCGGCAAGCTGGGCGCCATGCCGGACGACTCGGTCGCTTTCACCTCCGGCCAGGCCAGGGAGTATGCCCCTATCCCGCCGGGGGCCAGCGAGGACGTCGTGATCTTGAAGGTCGAAGGCCACGCCTATAGAAGCGTCGTCGATGACGGATCGCTGATCTACTACGACGAGCGCCTGCCTGAGCCGACGAAGGACATGCTTCATCGCCTGGTATTCTGCCAGCTTGAGAGCGGCGAGATCGTGTTCAAGCGACTGATGAAGGGCAGCAACAAGGACGTCTACGACCTGCAATCGCTGCAGGCGCCGACGCTCGAAGATCAGCGCCTAGTCTGGGTTGCACACATCGCTTGGATCGCGCCCCCACACCAGGCGGAGAAGATCATTCGCCTCGACCATACGGCCGCCTGATGCGCGCCGTTTTTCTAGCCGCAGCACTGGCGGGAGCGACAATGCTGACGGGTTGCTCGGACCTGGCATGCATGCCGATCGGCGCTGAAAAGGCGGTCAAGGACGCGATCCGCGGCCAACTGAAAGCGCCGAGCACAGCTAAATTTATCGAAGTCACAACGATCACAACCGGCGTGCACGAGTACCTGATCATCGGCCAGGTCGATGCTCAAAACTCTTACGGCGTACCGATCCGGAGCCGCTTTTCTGGCGAAGCGTCGTGCACCTCCTCCAACGGGTCCTACACCGTGCGGTCAGCAACCCTCAACTAGCGATGTCGTGATTTTTTCACGATAAGCATTGACATGGCGTCGTGAATTTCTCACGATCTTCCTCGACCATCGGGGGAGACCATCGTGGACGCCACCACCAAAGAGCGTGCGGATCGTGACCAGTTCACACCGCTGAACCTGGCCAGCTTCGGCGGCCTCGGCCTATCGCGGGCCGCGATCATGGCCAAAGCCGCCGAGGCGGTCGTGAAGGCCGGCATCGGCTACAAGCCGGGCGGGCGCGGCGCCGACGGCGTCGACGGCTTCGGCTTCATCCGCCTCTGCGCCGAGCACGCCACCCACAGCGCGCTGAACGACCTCTACGGCTACCAGGGTTGGCCCGACGAAGAGCCGTGGAACGAGCGCGTCGCCAACATGCTCGAGGAGTGGGGGCTGACCCAGGTCGGCCGCTATGACTACCGCGAGTTCCGGCGCGGCGACGTCATCGTCCACGTCGGCGTCGGCCCGACGGCCGAGGTTCTGGTGAGTCCACCGAACGACGATCGCGGCGCCCTGCTCGCCGGGTGCTGGGCGCCCGAACCGCCCAAGATCCACACGCAGCTCGCCCGCCTGCAGCGCCACATGGTGCGCGTCTACCGCTGGACGGGGGCGTGACCATGGCCCGCAAGCAGCCCCTGCTGGGCAATCCTGTGCCGTTGCGCGCCGCGCGCGCGCCGACTCCCGCGACCCGCATCGTCTGGGCGACCCAGAGCGGCGCGAAGGTCATCACCGAGCTGACGCCCGCCGAGGCCGCATCGATCTTCGTCTACTGGGGCGTCAATCCCGACATCACCGAGGATCTGTGCGGCCGGGCCCTGACCAGCGAGCAGCTGGCGGCGATCCGCGAAGCGGATGCGCGGCCCCAGCCCTACCCCTACGTCGGCCACGTCGAAGCCCGTTCCATCTCGACCAGCATCAGCGCCCGCGAGCCCAGCCTGACCGAGCTGCTGCGCCGCCTCGAGCGCCAGAAGCTGGTCGAGCCTAGCCGGCCGTGGTGGGCCCGCGTCTTCGAAGGCCTGGTCCAGAGGTTCGGCGAGGATCTGATCATCCTGGCTGCCACCGGGGTCATCGGAGCCTTCTTCTTCGGGAAGACCGTCTTCGACCTCTACCACGCCGCCGGCTCGTGAAGCCCCTGCTCCGCTGGGGTCACCCCCTGGCCATCCCCGTCGTGGTCGCCGCGATCGTCGCCGGCGTCCTGCACATCGCCCTCTGGCTTCAAGGACCGTTCCTCTAGTGGCCCTCCTTAGCATCACCACGCTCACGATCACCCGCGCGCAGCTGGCGGACCTCTTTGCGGAAGCCGAACGGCGGATCCGCGCTGACGAAGGCGACGCGCCGCCGGTCGTCGACCTGCTCACGATCCCGGAAGCAGGTGTTGTCCACGCCGACTACCTGATCTCGTTGGCCTGCCAGCAGGCGGTGATCGGCCACTTCGACGCCGACGCCTTTTCGTTGGGCCACGCCTCCGGCAAGCCCGACACTGGACCTGCCATGTGCAGGGAACTGCGCGTGAGGGTCGCTGGCGTCGTCGCCCTGTCGGAGGGCGCACATTGAGCTCCCTCGTCGTCGACGTCGACATCAACCACGCCCACCTGGCCTGCGGCCTGGGCGCGGGGGCCCGGGGCTTCAACAACGGCCAAGCCCGCGTCGGCAACCTGCGCGCGCGCTTCAACTGCATCGGTGGGATCGACGTCGATCCGGCAGCGATCCGTGACTTCGGACGCATGACCGGGACACCCGGTACGGTCCGCGACCTGTTCACGGTCGACCAGTATCGCCGCTTCCACGACAAGGCCCCGCCAGCCGACTTCGTCGAGGCGACGCCCCAGGATCTGCACGCCGCCTTCCAGCACAAGCACCCGCACATCCTGTTCATCTCGGCGCCGTGCAAGGGCTTCTCGGGCCTGCTGGCCGAGGAAGTCAGTAAGACGGTCAAGTACCAGGCGCTGAACGAGCTGACGCTGCGCTGCCTATGGCTCGCCCTGGAGGCCTATCAGGACGACCCGATCGAACTGATCATTTTCGAGAACGTGCCCCGGATCGCGACGCGCGGCCGCCACCTGCTCGACCAGATCATCTCGATGCTTCGCTACTACGGCTACGCCGTGGCCGAGACGACCCATGACTGCGGCGAGCTGGGCGGCCTGGCCCAGAGCCGCAAGCGGTTCCTGCTGGTGGCCCGCCACGCCGCGAAGGTGCAACCCTTCCTGTACGAGCCGCCGAAGCAGCGCCTGCGTGGCGTCGGCGAAGTCCTGGACAAGCTGCCGCTGCCCGATGATCCCCGGGCCCCGGACATGCACCGCATGCCCAAGCTGCAATGGCAGACCTGGGTGCGCCTGGCTTTCGTCGAGGCCGGCAAGGACTGGCGGTCACTGAAGGATCTCGTGGTCGAGGACGGCGTCCTGCGCGACTACGGCATCATGCCCGAACGCCCCTGGCGCGACGGCACGCTCGGCGTCCTGCACTACGGCGCCAGCGCCGGCGTGATCTCTGCCAACGCCGAGGCGACCACCGGCCGCTATTCGGTGGCGGACCCGCGCGAGACGGCCCAGTGGCATCCCGGCGCCTACGGCGTTCAGGCCTTCAACGCGACGGCCGGTGTCGTGCGCGAGGGGCGGCCAGGCCAGGGCGTGTTTTCGGTCGCGGATCCCCGCGTCGACGGCCACCACAAGTCCGTTCAATTGGGCGTGCGCCGCTGGAGCTGTTCAGCGCCCTGCATCAAGGGCGACGTCTCGGTCGGGACGGGTCCCTACGCGATCAGTGATCCTCGCTTCAAGGACACGGGACCGCGCTTCAGCAACGTCTATCGGATCGTGCCCTGGGAGAACACCGGCCCGGTCGTGACCTCTGCGCGCGGGGCTCTCGCCGCCGTCGCCGACCCGCGACACCCCGGCAGCGACTACGTCCACACCAAGTACCTCGTCACGCCCTACAGGGGCGCGTCCAGGACGGTGATCGGCGCCAGCACCACGGGCGACGGCGCCTATGCGGTCGCTGACCCTCGCGTTGAGCTGTGGGCCACCGGCCAGGCCGGTGTCATGCGCTGGCGCGACACCGCCGGCGTCCTGACGACCGCCCGTTCGCCACTGCAGGGCATGTTCTCGGTCGCCGACCCGCGCACGGGCTTCGGCGAGAACAGCCACCGCAACAAGCTGCGGGTCGTGGGCTACCGTGGATCGGCCGGGACGGTGACGGGCTCCGACCGAGTCGGCTCGGGCGCGTTGAGCGTCGCCGATCCCCGCCCGATCGGGCTGACCGCCTACAAGACCGTGCGCTGCGACCACTACGGCGTGGTCAAGTACACCGACACCACCGGCGCGGTCCTGGCCAACGCCCACCCGTGGGACAACGGCCGCTGGTCAGTCGCGGACCCGCGGCCGATCGGCCTAGCGCACAAGGACCGCGATACCTACGCCAACCAGGGCCACTATGGGGTCGTGCCGTGGCGCAACGCCTCGAACGCGGTTCCGGCCTACGCCAAGAACAACAACGGCTTCTGGTCCGTCGGCGACCCCAGGGTCGTGCTGCCCGACGCCCAGGTGATGCGCGCCCTGGCGCTGCCGGACGCCAAGGACCGCCTGGTCGCGGTGATCCGCGCGCTGGATGGCACTTGGCACCGCCCGTTCACCACCCTCGAGCTGGCCGCGCTCCAGTCTCTCTTCAACCTCGAGGACGCCTGGTTCTTCCAGCTGGAGGGCAAGAGCGACGCCGACAAGCGCGAGCGCATCGGCAACGCCGTGCCCTCGGACTCGGCGACGGCGATCGCTTCCGTCATGGGCAAGACCCTGCTGATGGCGATGACGGGGACGAGCTTCATCCTGTCGAACGAGCCGATATGGGTTCAGCCGCTGGCCCTGGCCCTGGCCGTCCGCACCGAGGACCAGCCCTACCTCGAGGCCCCTGATTTCGAGCTGGTGCAATGACCCGGCCCGTCTTGATCGACCTCTTCTGCAAAGCCGGCGGGGTGGCCATGGGCTACCACCAGGCCGGGTTCGACGTCATCGGCGTCGATTGGGACCCGCAGCCCAACTACCCGTTCCAGTTCATGCAGGCCGACGTCTGGGGCCTGGCGCCCGGCTTCTACGCCGCGGCCGACGCCGTGCACGCCAGCCCTGAGTGCCAGGGGTACAGCTCCCTGCGCCACGCCAAGGGCGCGAAGGGTCGGCCCCAGGAAATCGGCCGCATCCGCAAGATCCTGCAGGGCCTGGGCCTGCCCTACGTCATCGAGAACGTCGAGATGGCCGCGTTCGACATGATCGAACCGATCAAGCTGTGCGGCTCGATGTTCGGCCTCGGGGCCCAGGGCCACCACCTCGAGCGTCACCGCCTGTTCGAGAGCAACATCGCGATCAGCGCGCCAGGCCCGTGCGTCCACCGCAAGCCGGTCATCGGCGTCTATGGCGGCCATGCCCGCAACCGCGCCGCCAAGCGCGGCGGCCGGGGCACGCGCGACGTCTGGGAGGGCGGCCACAACGCCGCCGCCAGCGAGGCCATGGGCATCGACTGGATGACGCTCGACGAGCTGTCCGAGGCGATCCCGCCCGCCTTCACCGAACACCTGGGCCACCAGCTGCTGGCCCACATCCACGCCCAAAGGAGCGCCGCGTGATCAAGCTGCACATCTGCCACGACCTGGAGACCTGGGGGAACTTCCCTGGGGCGTCGATCGCCTCCATCGGCGCGGTCGCCTTCGATCCCGCCGGCGCGGGTCTGACCGACAGGACGTTCTACCGGACCATCGACCGCGAATCCGCCAAGGCCATCGGCCTGATCGAAGATCCCGGCACGGTCGAGTGGTGGGATGCGCCCAAGCGCGCCGTCGCCCGGGCGGCCCTCGACGTCGATACCAGGCCCATCATGGAGGTGCTGGCCGAGTTCAGCGCCTTCTACATCGTCAACGCGCCGGTCGCTGACGAGACGGATCGCCTCTGGTCCAACGGGCCCAGCTACGACGAGACCCTTCTGGGCGCGGCCTACCGCGCCGCCGGCATCAAGCCGCCCTGGCGCTACAACGCCGGCCGCGACTGCCGGACGATCTACGACCTCTTCGGCCTGAAGCTCGAACACAGCGAAGGCGTGTTCCACCACGCGCTCGACGACGCCCGCGAGCAGGCTCTGCTGATCCAGGAGGGCTATCGCCGCCTGAACAGGGTCGGCGTGTTCCGTCCGGCCGACGTCTGCCACCTGCAGGGCCTTCAGCCGACGGCCTAGTCACCAGCGCGGCGACACCGCCGCCTGACATCCACCACCAAAGGAGAAGTACCGATGCAACGTGCTGAATCTATCCTTGGCAGCACCGTGAAGGACCGGATCACCGGCTTCTCGGGCGTAGCCACCAGCTACACCACCTACCTGACCGGCTGTAACCGCGTCGGCGTGACGCCGACCGTCGATGCCGATGGCAAGACCCGCGAAGACGCTTGGTTCGACGAACAGCGCCTCGATGTGATCGCGGACAAGGACAAGGTCGTCCTGGACAACAGCGCCGCTGGCTTCGGCGCAACGCCTCGCCGCCAGGCCGACCCGCCGGCGCGCTAGCCCCACCCGGCCCGGCTCCCACCGCCGGCGCCGCACCTGCCCAGGCCGATACGGCGGCACCCTGTCGGCCTGGGCCCTTTCTTTCCGCAACCGCCACAAGGACGCCCCCTATGGCCACCGACACCGCCAACAACGAAACCCGCAAGCCAAACCCGGTCGACATCCACGTCGGGGGTCGCATCCGCATGCAGCGCCGCCTGCTGGGTCTCGGCCAGGACGCGCTAGCCGCGCCGCTCGGCCTGACCTTCCAGCAGGTCCAGAAGTACGAGAACGGCGCCAACCGCGTCAGCGCCTCCAAGCTCTGGGACATCGCCCGCACCCTGCAGGTCCCGATCTCCTACTTCTTCGAAGGCCTGGACGACGCTGCGTCGACGGCGCAATCGGCGACGATCGACAACCCCGCCCAGCAGCTGGTCTCGGTCGCCGGCGGAGTCGAGATGGCCAAGGCCTTCGTCGCCGCGCCCAGCCACGCGCGCCAGCACCTGATCGGCCTGGCCCGCGCCCTCTCGGGCGACGCCTCGGGCAGCGCCCTGCAGGCGGCCTGACCATGGCCGTCCGCAAGTTCTCGGTGCTGGTGTCGCAGGTCGTCGAGGTGACGATCGACGACAGCAAGCTGGACGAAGCCTTCATGGCCGAGTTCAGGGCCAGCCACTACCAGTTCGATACCGTCGAGCAGCACGCGGAGCATATCGCTCAGCTGGCGGCGCGCGGGCTGATCGATATGGGGCCGAACCCCTTCGTCGAGGGCTACGGTCCGCTGGTCGAGGTCGGCGTCGAGTACGGCTGCCGCAACGCCAACACCGAGCTGTTGGGGGACCTGTGATGGCCAAGCGCCGCCTCGTCTACCCTGACCCGCGCCTGCTGCCGGTCGCGCGCTGGACGCCGGCGCGCAAGGACGAGCTGCTGCTGGCCGAGCGCCGGGGCGAGCTGTCGGCCGACCAGATCACCAGGGCGCACAAGATCTCGCCCGAGGAGTGGGAGAGCTGGCGCGCCCACGCCGATCGCTACGGCCGCAAGGGCCTGAAGGTCACCGCCCTGCAGGCGTTCCGCGCATGAAACCCGCGCCCGCCTACACCACCCTGGCCGACGTCCAGGCCGGCGACCGCATCGGCGCCGGCTCGGACGAGCGCCGCGAGGCCAACGCCACGCCGGCCATCAACCGCTTCGCCTGGGCGGTGAAGGATCTCCGCGCCCTGGGTCTCGCCGGCTCCTGGACCGTCCGCCTGCGCGACGGCGACCAGTCCGCCGCCCTGATCATCGAAATGCACGACGACGCCACGGCCGAGCAGGCCAGCGACGCCATCTGGGGAGACATGAAGTCATGAAGATCCAACACGACTTTGCCCTGGGCATGTCGTCGATCAAGACCAGCGCGATGCTGTTGGGGGTCACCGACTGGCAGGCCTTCCTGGACCAGGTGAACTTCGCCGAAGGCGCGGGTGCGGTCCTGAACCCCAGCACGTTCCTAGCCATTCAGCGTGACCCGCAATTCAAGGTGAAGGTGCGCCTGGCGAAAGCCGCCCAGGTCTTCCTGACCGAGTATCACGCCTGCGCCGCCGAGATCCTGGCGCAGTCGCCGGCCGCCTGACCCACCCATCCCCACGCGCCCGGGGGATGGCGGGCGCAGGAGAGACCACTATGAGCACGAACAGCGCGGTGCGCTTCATCTTGATCGGCGTCAGCGCCGTGGCCCTGCTGGGCTTCGTCGGATGTCACTCGACGACCGTCGAGCCGGGCAGTGTCGGCGTGAAGTTCCGCGCCTTCCCGACCGGCGGCGCGCCCGGCGTGGCCGCCGACGCCCTTGCCACCGGCTGGCACCTGCGCATGCCCGGTGAGCGCATCTTCCAGTATCCGGTGATCGAACGCCAATACAGCTACACCCGCGAGACCAACGGTGATGGCGGCGAAAACGAGGAGCTGGTCTTCGTCGACAAGAACGGCCTGGAGATCAAGGGCGACATCAATATCGGCGTCCGCGTCCTGCCGACGGCCGCGCCCAGCGTCTACACCAAGTACCGGGCCAACCTGGACTACCTGCTGGAGAACCAGATCCGCAACGCGGTCCGCACGGCCGTGGCGCGGTCGGCGGCCACCATGCCCGTCGAGTCGATGCTGGGCGGCGGCTACCAGAAGATCGCCCGCGACGCCTTCAGCGAGGTCTCGAACCGCTGGCGCGGCGACGGCATCGAGATCACCCGGCTGGAATGGTCGGGCGCGCCGCGTTTCCCCGAGGTCGTGACGACGTCGATCCTGGCGCGGGCCCGGGCGGACCAGGACGTTCAGAAGGCCAACGCCGAGGCCGCTGTGGCCGAGGCGGAGAAGCGCCGCAAGGTCGCCGAGGCCGAGGGTGACGCCCAGGCGCTGACCATCCGCGGCCAGGCCCTGCGCGCCAATCCGCAGATCATGCAGCAGCAGGCCATCGCCAAGTGGGACGGTGTGTTGCCGCGCGTCACCTCGGGCGCCGTGCCCTTCATCAAGATCGACTGATCTCCCCTTCCCCGCGGCCGGCGCTAGACGCCGGCCGCCCCGGAGTCCTGCGCCGATGGCCAGCAAGATCGAATGGACGGACGAGACCTGGAACCCCGTCGTGGGCTGCCAGGTCGTCAGCCCGGGCTGCAAGCACTGCTACGCTATGAAGATGGCCGGCCGCCTCGAGGCGATCGGCGTCCCGCACTACGCGGGCACGACCATGAAGACCAAGGCCGGGTTCGTCTGGACCGGCAAGATGGCCGCCGCGCCCGACGAGGTCGTCTTCAAGCCGCTTCGCTGGCGCCGGCCGCGCAGGATCTTCGTCAACAGCATGAGCGACCTGTTCGCCGAAGGCGTGCCGATCGCGCTGATCGACAAGGTCTGGGCGGTCATGGCCGCGACGCCGCACCATACCTATCAGATCCTGACTAAGCGCGCGGACGCCATGCGCGAGTACGTCGCCGGCCTGTTCACGCCCGTCGGCCTGGACCGCTTGCTTTTTACCTGGGTCGATCATCCCACCGGCCGTCGCCAGCTGATCGACCTGGTCGACGCCGGGCTGCTGGCCAGCCCGCTCCCGAACGTCTGGCTGGGAGTCTCCGTCGAAGACCAGGCTCGGATCGTCCGCGTCGTCGACCTTCTCCAAACGCCGGCAGCCAAGCGTATCGTGTCGGCTGAACCCCTGCTGGAGGGGCTGGATTTCACCAGGATCTCGACGCTGCGCTTCCGAGGCGCGGAGGTTTTGAACGCGCTGACCGGCGAGCTGAGCGGTATGTTTGGCGACTACTGTCCCACACGGCTGCCGCCGCTCGACCAGGTGATCGTCGGCGGCGAAAGCGGTGCTGACTCCCGACCGATGCACCCCGACTGGCCGCGCAAGATCCGCTCCGACTGCGAGCGAGCCAGCGTCGCCTTTTTCTTCAAACAGTGGGGCTCCTTCAAGGAAGCCTTCCACGACGAGGACGGCCCCAAGGTCGACATCGTCGACGCTGACGACGACGCAGCCGACAGCATCATGTCGCTCTTCGCCGGTCGGGAGACCGCCTTCGTCAGCGCCGACGGGCGCACCTTTCGAGGGCACCACCTGAACCTGCCGGAGGGCGTCGCCTGGCGCCTGATGGTCAAGGCGTCGAAGGGCGGCAACGGGCGTCTCCTGGACGGCCGCGAGCACAACGATATGCCGGAGATGGCCCATGGTTGACCGCCCGATCCTGTTCTCGGGCCCGATGGTCCGCGCCATCCAGTCCGACATCAAGGGCCAGACCCGCCGGGTCATGAAGCCGGCTCCCGGCAAGCAGTCCGCTTGGCTGACCCCGGAGAAGCTGCAGAGGGCGCCTACGGCGACCATGGCCGTCAACCCGGCCGACAGCCGGGTCGGCGCGCAGCTCGAGCACCCGAAGGGCGGGCCGCTGACCTGGGTCAAGTGCCCGTACGGCAACGTCGGCGACCGTCTCTGGGTGCGCGAGGAGCTGCGGCGCAGCACCATCGGCCACTGGGTCTACGGCGCCGACGAGCAGGCGATCTCAATGCGCCACACCGACCCGCGCGCGAAGGAAATGGTCGCCTGGGCGCATCACAAGGAGGGCAACCGCTGCCCGCCCATGCACATGCCGCACTGGGCCAGCCGCCTGACGCTGGAGATCACCGGCCTGCGGGTCGAGCGCCTGCGCGCGATCACCGAGGCCGACGCCGAGGCCGAAGGCGTCCGTGAGGCCAGCCTGGGCGATCCCCACGTCATCAGCCCGGACTATGTCGGCCCCCTGCCCCGCGTCACTGCCCCGGCCCTGGTGCTGTGGGAATTCCTCTGGCGGTCGATCAACGGCGACGAGTCCTGGGACGCCAATCCGTGGGTCTGGGTGGTCGAGTTCAAGCGGGTGCAGCCGTGAAACTGCTCCGCCGCTTTCTTCGCGTCGAGACGATCGGTTTTGGCAAGCCCTACCGGACAGCCCTGCTGCTCGGCCGCTTCCGCCTTCACGTCTTCCACCGAGGCGACCAGGATCCCGACCCCCACACGCACCCGTGGTCGTTCTGGACCTTTCCGCTGACCTCATACCTTGAGGAGGTCTTCGACCCGACCTCGGGCCTCAAGTACCTGAACGTGGTCCGGGCCTGGCGGCCGCACTTCCGGCCGGCGGAATACGCTCACCGGGTCCTGGGCCGCTATGCCCTGGGCCAGATGCTGGAAGTCGAAGGCCGCCGCTTCGAGATCCCCACCGTCCGGCCGGGCAAGATCATCACCCTGGTCTGGCGCGGCGCGCACAACGACACGCCGTGGGGCTTCTGGATCACGCGCATCAGCGCCGCCGAGCGCCGTCTGAAGGCCCTTGGGGAGGCCACCACCATCGATTTCGTGCTCGTCCATTGGCGAGCCTATGTCTTCGGAGAACAGCGATGAACGCTGAAACCATCATCCGTCTGACGGGCATATCGCTCGACGACAAGATGCGTCTTCTGGGAGCTGAGCGGGTCAAGATTCACTCGGACAACGGCTGGTGGAGGTCCGATAGGGCCGGGTACACCGATCAAGCCAACGCCGCGATCTACAGCGGCGCCGACGCCTACGAGGCGACGGGCCACTGCGGCCCTGAGAAGCACGTCGCCTACTACATCCAACCCAAGCAGGACCCGGTAACCACTCCGGCCCAGGTGCTGGTTCCGGTGGAGCCTCCCGTCGAACTTCTGGTGTCGATGGCGATCCGGCAGGACCACGGCCTGGGCGTGCCTGGCTACTACGACCAGCCGATCTTCGGGGGCGAGAACATCGGGCACGAGGCCAGGATGCGTTCCGCTATCGGCGATATGCGCAAGCTCTACGAAGAGGTGGTCGGCGCCGGCTTCTACTCACCTGAACACGCCGAGCGATACCGCGCGCTCGCGCCGTCGGATGACGGGGGCGTCGGATGAGAGACGCCGATATTGCCAACAGCGCCCGTACCGGCGGCAGGAACCACTGGTCCGCCGAGGAGCAACGGGTGCTCGAGGAGCAGTGGGACCGCCTGTGCCAAACGCTCCCCGACCGGCGCCCTGCCGCTATCGCCCAGCGCCTGGTCAAGTTTGAGAAGGGCGAGCTATGAGCGTCACGTCCGAACGCGCCGCCGAGATCGACGCACTGATCCGGAGACTGTCGCCGCCGGAAGTCCTGGACCTCGCCGTCCGACTCGCCGGCGAGGCCGGCTACACCTTGACCGCGCGCCCGGCCCGGCCGGATTTCTCGCACCTGAGGGGCGCACAAGGTGGGCTCGGCCGCCCCCTCCCCGCATTGCGGAAGGCCTGGGCCGCGTCCCCAGTGCAATTCGGCCTCGAGGCGCACCGGCTCCTGCGGACCTGCGAATGGGCGATAGCGGTGCTGATGGCGCGGCACGTCAACGCGGGTCATGACGACTTTCGCAACGCCGACGCCTTGGTCGAGACGATCACGGTCTTCTGTGACGTCGGCGACGCCGCTGGGTGGTTCACGGCCGCAAATCGCCCAGGAACCCTGACTGCCGACGAAGCCATGGGGTGGCTGGCGGCGCGGCCGATCTACGAGCTCAGCCACGGCTACGACGACCCCGAAGATGAGGGGTCCTGGCGCGTCCACCGCGTCAACGGCGGCGTGAACGATCGGGAGTGGACCCTAGTCGCGACCGGATCGACACCCCTCTACGCGATCCAGGCCGCGGCGGAGAAGGCCGATGCGTGACTACGACATCGACACGGCCGCAAAGATGGTGCTGTTCGGCTGCTTTGGCGCTGTCGCCGTTGTCGGCTATTTCACGCTCGTCGTCCCCTCCAGGATGGAGGAAGCGCGGTCGGCCGTCGCCCAACGCGGCTACGTCGTCCAGCAGTTCCAGGAAGCCCCCTTCGGCTTCTGCGGCAAGAACCGCACCGCCTACATCTGGCGCTCGCGCCAGGCGCGCGGCAAGGTCTGCGTCGGCGGCTTCCTCGGGCCCAGCGTCAGCGTGTGGCGATGAGCGATCTCTTGACCGAGACCGGCGCCCTCTTCTCGGACTGCGGGACATGGCGCGTGGCCCTGTGGCGAATCTGGGATAGCAGCCGGCCGCCGTTGGCCGCCGTAATGCTGAACCCGTCCAAGGCCGGCGCGGTCGAGAGCGATCCGACGGTCACGCGGCAGCTGACCCGCGCCCACCAGGGCGGTTACGGCAGCCTGTGGGTGTTCAACGCCCACGGCTACGTCGAGACCTATCCGGCCGAGATGAAGAAGCGGCTGAAGCAAGGTTTCGACATCGTCGGACCCGACACCATGGCGTACCTGCGCCTCGGCCTGGGCATGATCCGCGACGCCGGCGGCCTGGTCTACGTGGGCTGGGGCGTCGACGGCGGTATCGTCGGCCAGGACCGCACGATCTCCGCCCTGGCGGCCGAACTGGGCGTCCAGTTGCACTGTCTCAAGGTGCTGCCTGGCGGTCAGCCTGGCCATCCCCTCTACCTGCCCTATTCCGCAAAATTCCAGCCATGGAGCGCCCCGTGAGCCTCCGATACGTGACCATCGAAAAGTTCTCGGACGAGACCGGCTATACGGAGCGCGCGATCGAGACCAAGATCCACCGGGGCGTCTGGCTGGAAAACAAGCAGTGGCGTAAGGCGCCCGACGGCCGAATCCTCATCGACACGCAAGGGTATGAACAATGGGTCGAAGGGCAACGGGGACCGTCGAGCCGCGCCAGAACTGCATCCGCCTGAAGTTCACGCACCACGGGGAGCGCCTGGTCGAGACGCTGGACCTGAAGCCCACGCCCGCCAACATCAAGGCGGCCGGGACGCTCCTAGCCCGAATCCAGGCGGCGATCACCGCCGGTGTATACCGCCGAGAAGACTTCTTCGAAACGCCCGGCGCGCCGGCGGCCGAGCTGACCTTCGGTGTCTATGCCGAGCAGTGGCTGGAAACCCTGACCGTCGATTTCGGCACGTTCAAGCACTACAAAGGCGCCATCAACAACGTCTGGACGCCCGCGCTCGGCGCCAAGGTGCTCACGCGGCTGCTGCCGTCGGACATCAAGAAGGTCGTGGCCGCCCGCGTCCAGGAAGTCTCGGGCAAGACCGTCAACAACGACCTGATCCCGCTCCGAGGGGTCCTGGATTCAGCCGTCGACGATGGCCTGATCCCCGCCAGCCCGGCCGTCCGGATCAAGAACCAGAAGCATCAGAAGCCTGTGCCCGATCCCTTCACGGTCGAGGAGATGGAAGCGATCCTGGCGGCGCTGAAGGAACGAGAGCCCGTCGAGGTCTGGGCCTATTTCGAATTCGCCTTCTGCACCGGCCTGCGCCCGAGCGAACTCATCGTGGTGAAGTGGGGCAAGGTGGACTGGGGCCGGTCTCAGATCAGGATCGACGCCGCCAGAACCTACAGCCGCGAGAAGGGCACCAAGACCAGCACGATCCGGGACGTCGACCTGACCCCGCGGGCGGTCGCCGCGCTGGTCGCCATGAAGCCGATCAGCTTCATGAAGGGTGTCGACGGGCCGATCTTCCGCAATCCGGCCACCGGCCAGCCCTGGGCCACGGACGAGTACCAGCGGACCACCTATTTCACGCCGACCTTGAAGCGCCTGGGCATCCGCCACCGGGGCGCGGTGCAAACTCGCCATACCTATGCGACGACCGCGCTGATGGGCGGGGTCAACCCTGCCTACATCGCTCGGCAGATGGGCCACGCGACGACGGCGATGCTTTTCAACGTCTATTCGAAGTGGATCGACTCGGCCGACGGCGGTCGCGAGGCCGCCAAAATGGCGGCTCTACATCAGCCCGAAAAGTCCCCGAATTGTCCCCAAAAAGCGGTGAATGATTGA